CGCTACATCCAGAGCGCGCGGCTGCGCTCGAAGGAGGGCGCGGCCGCCAGCGGCATGCTGATGTCGAGCACCGCCATGGGCGCCGCCGAGCGCGCCGCGATCGATGCGGGTGCGCCGATCGCGCAGGCGGACGCCGGCGTGTACGCCAACACCGCCAGCGAGAACATGCGGGCCACCAACGACGACCTCATGGCCGATCAGGGGCAGGGCCGGAGCCTGCTGGGCCAGACCATCGGGCTGCGTGCGCAGGCCGACGAGGCGAAGATCGGCCGCGAGTTCCAAGCGGGCGAAGCCGGCATCGAGCGCGACTGGCGTAGCAGCGAGGCCGGGCGCGACCGATACCACCAGTACGGCATGCAGGAGAACCAGTTCGGCTTCCAAGGCGGCCAGAGCGCGCTCGATCGCGACCAGCAGACGCGCCTGCAGCTGATGGGGCAGGACTTCCAGTCGACGCAGGCGGGCATTGAGCGTCAGTGGCGCGATCAGGGCGCGGCCCTCGATCGCGAGTTCAACGCCGGCCAGAACGAGGCCAGCCGCGCGCAGGCGCGCTTCGACAGCTACGCCAACATGCAGGCGAACCGCGAGAACCTGCTGTCGCAGCAGCTTGCCGCCATCTTCTCGAACACGGCGCTCAAGCCGGCCGAGCAGCAGGCGGCGGCCAACAACGCGCGTGCGTTGTTCACCTCGATCACGGCGAGCTTCAATGCCGCGTTCGCGCAGGGCGTGCCCCAGATCTTCGCCAACCCGTACCCGATGGGCGGCACGGCCACGCAGCCGGTTGTCACCCCGCCGACCACGCCGCCGCCGCCGGGTTGATAGGTGATCACCGTGCGCGCCGCCAGCCTCAATGACCTGACGTCCATCATGGACTTCAGTCGTCGTGCGCACGAGGCGTCGATCACCTACGCGCCGATGGGATACAACGCCGTGATCTGGCGCAACACGCTCAAGCAGGTCATGGCCGAGGCGAGCAACGTGGTGCTGATCGCGCGCCGCGGATCCGACGTCGTCGGCCTGCTGGTGGGTATGAAGATGCCGATGCCGTGGTGTGGTGGCTTCTGTGCGACCGACCTCGTGTTCGCTGCATTCCAAGGTGGCGACCTGCTGCTGAAGGCCTTTGTCGACTGGTGCCGCGCGCGTAAGATCCGCCGCATCGACATGGGTGTGAGCGAGCCGGGAGACATCGAGGCGAAGGATCGACTGTTCGGGCGCGAAGGCTTCTCTCAGGCCGGCCGCGTCTACTACCTTGTGCTGGAGGAATCGAAGTGAGCGCACTCAAGAAGGCCGTAAAAAAGATCGGCAAATTCATCAAGAAGCACTGGAAGAAGATCGTCATCGCCGCCGCCGTGGTGTTCACCGCGGGCGCTGCGGCCGGCGGTCTCGCCGGGCTGAAGGCGACGTTCGCTGCGAAGGGCATCCTCGGTGGCATCGGAGCCACCATGAAAGCCGGGTTGGCAAAGATCGGCGCGGCCGTTGGCATCGGGAAGGGCGCGGCCGGCGCGGCCGCCACCAAGGTTGCCGGCACCGCCGCGACCAAGGGTCTGGCCACGCTGAAGGCCGTTGCTCCCGCCAGCAAGCTCGCCGCCGGCGGGCTGACCAAGGCCGTGGGCGCGGCAACGACGGCCGCGGTGAAGGCCGTTGCGCCGGTCGCGGTCAAGGCCGTTGGTGGCGCCGCCGCTGCTGGTGCGACGCCCGCGGCTGCGGCGCCGATGGCTCCCGTCGCGCCCCCGACCCCGGTGGCCGGTGCCGCCGCCCCCGCGGCCCAGAGCTTCTGGAACACCGCGGGCGGTCAGGCGCTGGTGCAGGGCGGCCTCGGTGCCGCGCAAGCGATGCTCGCCGGCGAGGACGAGAACGAGATGCAGGGCTACTACGGCGTCGGCCTCGATGGAAACAAGTCGCTCTCGCGCAACGAGATCGCGTTCAATGACGCGAACATCACCGGCGGCCCGACCAGTTTCCGCCGGCCCCTGATGTACGACGACCCCAACGGCGGCTAAGGAATCATCATGGAACAGCAGAACGAAGCGATGGATCCGGAGGTCGAGACGTTCGAGACCATGACCGCCGGTCTGGTCAAGCACATCTTTGGCGCCGGCGAGAAAGGCATCGTCGAGCACTTGCGCAAGTCGCAGGATCTCCCGAAGGACATCGGGGCCATGGCCTACACGATGACCGGCGCCGCCGTCGAGCAGGCCAAGGGCGCCGGCCGCGACGTCGACATGGAGATGGCGCTCGGTGTTGCGGCCGAGGTCATCGACAGCCTGCTCGAGGTGGCCGAAGCCATGGGCATCATCGAGGCCGCCGACGACGAGGACATGCGCGACGACGCCATGCTCGCGGCCGTCGAGGCGTACATGATGTCCGGCGACGCCACGCCTGAGGAGCAGGAGGCCGCGCAGCAGATGCTGGCCCAGATGACCGAGGACGGTTCCGTCGACGAGGCGGCCGCCACGATCAGCGCCAGCGGCCAGCGCCGCGGCGAGGATCCGTTCGCCGACGACGCCCCCGTTGACGAGGGCGCACCTGCCGGGCAGCCTCCGGCGCAGGGTGCTGCACCGCGCGCACCCCTGATGCAGGAATAACCCATGGGCAAGCGCACGCGTCGAGCACTGATGGGTTTTGCCGCCGGCGCCCTCAAGGGCGTCTCGGACTTCTACCGCACGAAGGCCATGGAAGAGGCGCAGACGCTCCGCGAGGAGCGCCTTGCCGCCATTCGCGCGCAGGAGCGCGGCGAGGACCGCGCCTTCCAGCGCGAGAACATCCAGCTGCAGAACGAATCGCAGGCCCAGCGCGACGAGCGGCTGGCCGCGCAGCGCGCCGCCGAACTCGAGGCGCAGGGCGAGCAGCGCATGGGCGAGCTGAAGTTCAGCGCCGAGCAGCAGCGCGAGCTGGAGTCGATCCGCGGCGGCAACCAGATCGCTGCCGCCAACGCCAGCCGCGCCGACAGCAAGGCGTCCGAGATCATCGTTCGCGACCGCACCACCAACAAGATCATGTCGATGCCGATCGACGACCCGCGCCTTCGTTCCGGCGGCGACTTCGAGATGGTCGAGGGCCGTGCCGGCACGCGCTTCTCAGGCATCCCCGAGGTGGCGGATCCCGCCGCGTCGCCGGCTGCTGCCGCCACGGTTGGCGGCGCCAGCTCCAAGCAGTACCTGCCCGACTGGGTTTATGTCGACGGCAAGCTCGTTCCGAATCCCGCAAAGCAGTAACTACAATTTGAGAGGTTGATATGGTGCAGCGCGTTCAGCTGCCAAACGGGACGGTGGCAGAGTTCCCCGATGGCATGACGGCAGAGCAGATTCAGGCGGCGATCGGTGGTCTCGATCCCCGGAGCATTGCACCTGATCGGTCGATCGGCGAAGCCGTTTCCGATCCCGTCGTCGGTACCGGCGCGGCCCTGATCGATGCCGGCGGTAACGTCGCCGACATGGCGCAGCCCGATGCGGCACCACTGGCCAATGCCCCGGGCACGCGCGCCGCTCGCTTCGAGCTGATGGCGCGCGACATCCCCGTCATCGGCGGCATGGTCGAGACGGTCGGCCGAGTGAAGGAAGCCGGCGGCAATGCGCTGGCCACGCTCGGTGACGTGCAGGCCAGCCTGATCGAACGCTTCGGCCCCAAGTCTGCGCAGCCCATGGCCGCCAGCAACCGCGACACCGCGGCGCGGATCCGCGACAGCAACCAGACCGCGCGCGACGCCGAGAACGCGCGCCGCGCCGCCGCCGGTGAGCTGTCGCTCGAGGATGAAACGAAGACCCAGTTCGCGACCTCCGTCGCCGGCGTCGCCGGCGAGTACGCCGATTCCGCGCGCGAGTCGCTGAGCGACGAGACCAAGGCCGACAAGGCCGCCATCGCCGGCGAGTTCGACAAGGGCCTCTGGGCCGGCGCCAAGAACATGATCACCAGCCCGCTGGACACGGCCAACGCGTTCGGCCCCGACGTGGCGGCGTTCCTGCTCGGCGGCGGTATCGCCGGCCGTGGACTGAAGGCCGCTGGCGCCACCGACGAGCTGGCCACGATGGCGTCCGCGCAGGCGCAGGGCGGTGTGGCGTCCACGCTCAACGCCGAGGGCGCGGCCGATGCCGTGCGCAGCCTGTCCGAGGAGCAGCTGCTCGCGACCCCGATGGCGCAGGAGCTGCAGGCCGAGGGCCGCAGCCCGGCGGAGATCCGCGACATCATGGCGCGCCGCGCCGGCGACGCGGCGCTGACCCTGTCGCTGCCCGCCAACGTGGCCCTGATGGGCGCGAGCACCAAGCTCGGCCTGAACGTCGCCGATCGCGCGGCCGCGGGCGCGCGTCCCGGCTTCGGCCAGATCCTCGACGAGGCCACCGGTGCGGCCGGGCGCGCGGGCCGGACCCTGATGGGCGGTGCGAAGGAATTCGCCTCCGAGGCCGTCGAGGGCGGCGCCGACCAGCTGTCCCAGAACTTCGGCGAGGTGGCCGGCGGCGTGCGCTCGGCCGACGACATCACCAAGGGCGTCGGTACCGCGGCGGTCATGGAGGGCATCATCGGCGGTGGCGTCGGCGGCGGCGCCGGCGCGCTCGCCAGCCCGACCAAGGTGGCCGACATCCTGACCACCCAGCCCACCGACACGACCGACCCGGCCGGGCAGGCCCAGCGGGACGTGGCCGAGATCTACGCGGCGGCCAAGCGCGGCGCCTTCACGGGACCGCCTCAGAGCGCGCAGGCGCCCGCGGCCCCCGCACCCGCTCCCACCGCCGCGGCCCCCGGGCCGATCGCAGCGCCTGCCGCCGCCCCGGCGCCCCAGCCGGCCGCGCCTGCCAGCCCGGCACCCGAAACGGGTGAAGCCTCCGGAGCTGGCCGGCCGGCACCCGTCGACCTGACCGCCGGTCAGGATCCGCTCGATGCCCTTGCCGGTCTGGATCCGGAGATCCGCGCGGCCGCCGGCCCGGGCGGCGCCGAGGCTATGGCGGCCCTGCAGCAGCAGGGCGGTACCGCGCCGACCCAGTCGCGCCGGCGTGGGCTTCCCCCGCCGCCGCCGGCCAAGCTGCCGGCCGCAGGCCCTGCGCTGCCGCCGCCGGCGACGGCCCCGCGCGGCCTGTCGCGCGCTGACATGGTGGCGCCGCCCCCGGTGGCCAGCCGCTACGCAAAGGGCGTGCCCAGCCTGCTGCCGGGCGACGAGGCCAAGCCCTATCTCAAGGCCAACATCGACACGCTGCCGGACCCGACGCCCGAGCAGCTGCCGACCGATAGCTCGGCGCGCTACTTCAGCGCGAAGAAGGGCGACGCCGTCGTGCCGCTGTCCCAGCTGCGCCCGACCAAGTCCGAGCGCGTGGCCACGAACGCGCTCAAGCGCATGGCCGCCACGGCCGCGGGCGTCATCGAGCGACGCGACCCAATCGACGTCCGCCTGCTCGAGGATGGCACCTACGAGATCATCGACGGCAACGGCAGTTTCGCCGCGGCCGAGCAGATCGGTTTGCGCGACATGCCCGTGCGCATCGTCGAGGCGCCGAAGGGCAGCGAGGGCTGGCGCATGCCGCGCGGCATGCTGGCGCCCGAGAGTGATGCGGCGCTGACCGCGGCCTACGAGCTGGCCGAATCCGAGCTTCCCGCCTACCGGTCCACCCTCGAGGGGCTGGGCCAGCGGCTGGGCGGTGAGGCAATCATCGCCCCGCTCAAGGGCCGTACGCGCGCCGAGGAAAAGGTCAGCGAGGATTACAACGGCGACATCAGCAAGCTGTCCGACCTACTGCGCGGCACCGTGGTCTTCGACACGCCGGAGGCGGCGCTGGCCGCAGCGTCCGAGATCCGCGGCACGATGACCGTCGTCAAGGACAAGGACACGCTGGCGCCGGGCACGAAGGACAAGGGCTTCGGCTACCGCGACATCAACCTCGTGGTGCAAATGCCGGGCGGCTCGAAGGCCGAGATCCAGCTGATGACGCGCGCGATGGCCGATGCGAAGGCCATGGGCCACAAGCACTACGAGGCCACGCGCACGCTCGACCGGAAGATCTCCGATGGCACGGCGACGCCGGCCGAGATCATGCGGTTCGATCGCGCGGTGGCCGCGCAGAAGAAGCTCTACGCCGAGGCGGGCAGCTTGGCCAGCTCGGCGACGAACTCCGCGCGCGTCAGCGGCGACCAAGAGTCGGGGTTGAGCACCGACGTCGCGGCGTCGCCGGAGATGGCCACGGCCTCGCCGGACGGCAGGAACTTGGTGCCGGACACCGGCGTGCCGGGCGACAGCGTCACGAACGCGAACACGTCCGAGTCGTTGCGGCCCATGAACACCACGTCGCCGCCTGCCGGGGGCACGGTCACGCCTGCGAATACTTCGGACACGGCTGAATCCTCTGCTGGTGATGGAGATATTGTACAGGATAGCCCGATCGGCCGCGCGGTGTCCGCGCTGCTGGCCAAGCTGGAGATTCCCGCCGGTAAGGTGCGCGTGCTCGCCTCCCCGAAGGATCTGCCCAAGGCCGTCTCGAGCCGCGGGCTGGACGGCCAGACCGAGGGCATCTACCACGAGGGCACCGTCTACCTGTTTGCCGGCGCCATCAGCGACCCGGCCCGCGCCATCTGGGTGACCATGCACGAGTTCGCCGGCCACAACGGCCTGCGCTCGCTGCTGCCCGGTGACCAGCTGGCCAAGCTGTTGGACGAGGCGGGCACCAACCCGCTGCTCGCCGGCATCGCCCGGGCCATGAAGGCCGAGGCCGACGCCGAGCGTGCGCGCGGCGCCGCCGGTGCGCGCGAGATCCCGTTGTCGGGATTCCTTGAGGAGGCGATCGCCGAGGTGGCGGCCGCGATGTTCACGGGCGACATGGATGCACTGGTGTCCCGCTACGGTGCCGGCATGGCCGCCGAGACCGATGCCCGCGCCGCGGCGAAGGCTGCGCGCGGCACCGTACAGAAGATCATTGACGCCGTGAAGCGGTTCGCCTTCAACGCCGGCGCACCGATGTCCGATGCGCAGGTGATCGACCTGATCCGCAACGCCTACAAGGCGACGCGCTCCGGATCCGCTGGCGTCGCCGGTACGCCGCAGTCGCGCTCGATCGTCAACCCGGAGATCGAGTTCGAGGTAGCGCCCGATGGTGCCGTCTCCGTGCTCGAGGGCATCGATGAGCTGCGCGAGCTGCTGGCCGAGCGCGGCATCACTGACAAGGGCAAGCTGGCCAAGGGTCGCCTGACCTTCACCGTCAACCAGTCGCCGAGGATCCTCGCCACCATCGCCGGCGAGACCAATGCCGCATCGCGCGCCGGCGTGGTGTACGAGCACGTCATCAAGGACGGCAAGGTCGTCGGCGCCCCTCCGCAGTTCGACACCGAGGCGAAGCTTCCGGCCATGCGCGAGGCGATCGAGAAGCTCGCACTCGAGGGCGAAAGCGGCCGCTTCTGGTACGAGAACAGCGGCCGCGCCGTGCTGCAGATGGTCGGCGGCAACAAGGAGGATGCCCGCAAGTTCATGCAGCTCGTGGCCATCTACTCCCCGCAGGCCGACATCGCGCCGAACTTCGTGTTCGCGCTGCGCGCGTGGCTGCAGATCAAGGCCGGAAAGCCGGTCAACGTGAAGACCGGCGCGCAGGATCGCAACGCCGAGGCCGTGGTGCGCGACGGCAAGCCGTGGACGGGAGAGAAGACCAACAACTTCTACAACAACCTGATGCGCGCCGTGGATCCTGAGAAGTACGGCGCCGACGTGCAGGGCGTGACCGGCGATATGTGGATGGCTCGCGCCTTCCAGTACGAGACCGACGCGCCCAACGACAGCCAGTACCGTTTCATTGAGATCGAGACCAACCGCCTTGCGCAGAAGCTTGGCTGGGAGCCGCAGCATGCGCAGGCCGCCATCTGGGTGGCGCTGAAGACGCGCATGAACGGCGACCGCTCCGCGAACCGCGCGGTCGACGAAGCCTCGATCGCCGCCGGCGACCTGAAGATCGTTGACGGTGCGCGCCAGTTCTCCGGCGCCGAGGGCGCGGCCAATCACCGCCGCCGCTGGCTCGAGGATGCGCTGACCCGCCAGCTCACGCCGGAGCTGCTGCGCGTGGGCGAGTACAACTACAGCAACGCCATGCGCGACTACCTCGGCCAGATCAGCTGGGAGGCGCGTCCGGGCCGCACCGCCGGCGGCCCCATGCAGTGGGTCAACGATGCGCCGTTCGAGGTGCAGGCCGCGTATCAGGAGGAGATCCATCAGGCCCTGCTCGGACGCGACGGCGAGGATCTTCTGGCCAGCCAGCTCGGTCTCCCCGTGGTCGACTACGCCGCGGCGCCGGGCGTGTGGCAGGGCGAGGTCGCGGCCGGCGGCCAGTCCGTCATCACGCTCCCGCTGCGCAAGAAGGCCAAGGACTACGCGAAAGATCTCGCGCGGCGAGAGGCCGCCGGCGAGGAGATCTCCGGCGCCGATCGCAACCTCGTGGACCCCGACGCCCAGAACATGGTCACCGCCTACGCGGCGATCCTCGGGCGCCTGCTGCGGCAGGAGGGCATGGGCTGGCACCGCCCCGACTACGCGACCAGCAAGCGGGACGCGAACGGCGTGGAGATCCGTGCTGGCCGCGTGCTGACCGGCGAGGAGACGCTGCGCTTCTACGGCGAGCTGGATGGCCGTGCCCGCGAGCGCGGCGGATCCGCCGACGACTTCGCCATCATCTCGACGCCGGACGGCCTGCGCGTCCTGAACTTCGGCTCTGTACAGAATCCCGTGTTCCATGAGATGATTGAGTCGGCCGCAACCCGGGCCATCGATCACGATGACATCGCGGTCGAGCTGTTCCGTAGCGACGGCAATCTCATCTCCAACGACTGGAAGGAAGACACCGATGGGCAAGGTTACCTCCGTGCGGCTGCTGAAGCCGGGCATCGATCCGCTGCCGAGTGGGCAGACCGTGTTCTCGCGCCGCGTATCGAAGCCGCAAACCGCGCCTTCGCCGGCCGCTACGGCCGCGACGTCGAAGCCGGCACCCCGCAAGCCGAAGTAAGCGCGGCACCCCAGTCGCGTGCCGCGGCCCCCGTGCCCGGCACGCCGACGCCCCTGTACGTCGCCCGGCCCGTCACCGATGACGGCGGCCTGCGCCGCTGGGCTGAGGCTGCCGGCCTGTCCGGCGTGCTCCCGATGTCCGAGATGCACGTCACGGTCACCTACTCGCGCGCCCCGGTCGACGTCATCGACGCCCCGCCCGCCGGCGGCGACATCTCCGCCTCCACCGCCGGCCGCCCGATCAAGCTCCGCTCCGCGCTGGCCATGCCGGTGCTGGCCCCGCAGCTCGAGTCCGGACACCGTCGATACCGTGCCGCCGGTGCGAGCCACGACTACGGCAGCGACTACACGCCGCACGTCACGATCAAGTACGACGCCACCGAGGAAGAGGTGGCCACGCTGCGGGCGGCCGCGCCGTTCACCGGCACCATCAAGCTCGGGCCGGAAGAGCAGGCTGTTCTCAATCCGGGCGACGAGACGCCGGCTGAGGCGCCGATGCAGTCGCGCGCCGCCACGCAGGCCGCGCGCCAGACCGCCGCCCAGCTGCGTGAGCGCAAGAGCCAGCTTGCCCGCGAACTCACGACCCAGTTCGTCACGGCCGAGCAGCTGCGCGCGTGGACGAATCGCGCCCGGATCCTGATCGGCGAGGTGAGCGTGTCGCCTGACTTCGCGCAGGATCTCAAGGACGCCCGCCGTGAGCTGACCCCGGAGCGCCGGGCCACGCTGGCCGGCGACCGCGAGGCGCTGAAGCGGTACGACGAGATCCGCGACATGATGGCCCTGATCGAGGATCAGCAGCGAACGGTGCGCGCCAAGGCCGCGGAAGCGAACCGCCTGATCGACAAGGCCGAGCGCCGCAGCGGCAGCATGTCGCTCAAGGAGCGCGAGCTGCTGGTCGACCAGCTGGCCGAGTCGCTCGATGCCGCCGAGTCCGCCTACATCGCGGCCAAGCGCGTGGCCGACTGGCGCGCCAGCAATGATTACAAGGTGATCAAGGCTCACCAGAAGCGCAACGACGTGCTCGGTTTCCTCGCGGCAGAGGGCTACCAGCAGGGCAGCTTCCTGTGGGATACCAGCGATCCGATCAAGGCCCGCGGCGAGACCGTGCGCCGGAAGATCCGCCGCGCCCTGCAGGACAAGATGATCGACGTGCGCGACGTGCAGCGCGAGATCGAGTCGCAGCTGGGCCGCTCGCTCGACGACGCCCAGAACGTGTACCGCGCCGAGAACCAGATGCACGGCAAGGTGGCGGACGGGATCGAGAAGTTCCGCCAGACCATGGTCGAGCCGCTGAAGGCCGCCATCAAGGCGACCGGCATGTCGGTGGCCGAGGTCGAAGCCTACCTGTGGGCGCGCCACGCCACCGAGCGCAACGCCAAGATCCGGGCGATCAACCCGGGCGTGGACGACGGTAGCGGCATGAGCGACGCCGACGCCGCGGCGAAGCTGGCCACCTACACCCCGGCCCAGCTGAAGCAGCTGGAGGCGATCGGTGCGCGCGTGGAGGCCATCCGCCGCCACACCCTCGAGACGCTGGTCAAGGCCGGCCAGCTCGAGCGCGGGCAGGCCGACACGATCCTTGCCAGCTACCAGAACTACGTCCCGCTCCGCGCCGACAAGGACGGCGAGGCGCGCGTCGGCGGTACCGGACAGGGCATCAGCGCCGCCGGCGCCGGCGTGCAGCGGGCGCTGGGCCGCAAGACCCCGCCCAAGAACATCCTCGCCGAGCTGGTGGGCGATTCGGAGCGTGCGGTGGTGCAGGCGGGCAAAGCCGAGGTTGGCCGCGCCCTGCTGCGTCTGGTGCTGTCCTACCCCAACCCGGCGCTCTGGAGCGTGGAGCCGGTCATTCTGGAGCCGAAGTTCAACGAGGCCACGGGTGAGGTCTACCTCGCGATCGCCACGCCGGACGACGCCGAGTCGATCGTGGTCAAGCACAACGGCAAGCCGTACCGGGTGCAGATCAAGCACCCGCAGCTGGTGGCGGCACTGCGCAACACCGGCACCGAGGGCGCCGAGTGGATTGTCCGCTACCTCGGCAAGGTCAACCGCTGGCTGTCGGCCGTGTTCACCCGCTTCAATCCCGGCTTCGTCCCGGTCAACCTCGCGCGCGATATGTTCCAAGGCCTGACCGGCGTGCTCGCCGAGCTGGGCACCGAGTCTCTGGGCAAGGTGCTGGCCAACTACCCGAAGGCGGTGGCCGCCACCTACCTCGATGCGCGCAGCCAGCGCGGCGACGCGTCGAAGCCGGATGCCCAGAAGACCATGGCCGACTGGACCCGCGAGTTCAGCGAGGCCGGCGGCAAGACCGGCTGGACCGCGATCGATGACATGGACACCCTGCAGGCCGACATCGAGAACTCGATGATGTCGCTGGTCGACGTCGCGCGCACGCGCCCGCTCGACGTGCTGGGCGAAGCCTTCTCCCGCAGCACCGTGATCCAAGCGATCGAGAACGCCAACGACTCCGTCGAGAACGCGATCCGCGTGGCGACGTACGCCCACCTGCGCAAGGACAAGGGCTGGTCGCGCGAAAAGGCCGCCGAGTACGCGAAGGAGATGACGGTCAACTTCAACCGAAAGGGCGCGTCCGGCAGCGTGATCAACGCGCTCTACCTGTTCTTCAATGCGGGCATGCAGGGCAGCCGCCGTACGCTGATGCTGATGCGCCACCCGAAGGTGGCGGCCGTGCTCGGCGGTCTGGCCACGGGGCAGGCGCTGCTGGCCGCGTCGCTGGGCATGGTGAAGTACGACGAGGACGACGAGGAGACGCTCTGGGAGCAGATCCCCGACCACGTCAAGCGCCGTTCGTTCGTGATCCCGTGGGGCTTCGACGAGCAGGGCAATGCGAGGTGGTTCAGTATCCCGATGCCGTTCGGCTTCAACGTGTTCCCGGCAGTCGGCGGCTACGCGGCGAACTACATGAGCGAAAGCTGGCGCGGGAAGCAGGAAGCGCACTTCGCTTCGGCCTTCGGCTACCTGACGTCGACGGCGATCGACGCCGTCAGCCCGGTGGCCGTCGGCGAAGAGGGCGGCATGTGGCCGACGATCGCCCAGATGGGTCTGGAGATGGCGCGTAACCGGGACAGCCTTGGCCGCCGCATCGGCCAGTCCGAGGACTTCGCCACCTACGAGACGCCGCGCGCCAGCATGTCCACGCCGGGCACGGCCGAGCCGTTCAAGTGGGCCGCGCTGGCACTCAACCGCATCGGCGGAGGCGACGACTACAACAAGCCGAAGATCCTCGACGGCCTGCTCGACGTCTCGCCCAACGACCTCGAGTACCTGTTCAACCAGTTCGCTGGTGGCCCGGGTTCCACGGTCACCGGGTTCTACCGCACGGTGACGCGCGAGGTGGCCGCCGGCGACGCCAAGCCGTTCGAGCTGCCGATCGTGAAGTCTGTGGTCGGTGGTGCCCGCCGCGAGAGCATCGAGGCCCGTCGCTTCTACGAAAACAAGGACCGCATCGAGCGCAACCTCGACCGGCTCAAGGACGCCTATGCCGAGGGCGGTGCCGAGAAATACGCCGAGGTGCAGGCTGAACTTGGACCCGCCTACGCTGATGTCGGCCTGCGCGTGCGCAAGCGCACGACCGACAATGGCCGCGCCGGCGAGGTGATGACGGATCCGAACACGGGTCGCCCGGAGTTCGCGCTCCCGGCGGATTCGATGGTGAAGATGTACCGCACGGCCGCGCGCGATGTGACCGAGATCGCCAGCGAGATGCGCCGGGTCTACAACGACTCGACCATGGATCCGGTCGCGCGCAGTGCGCGACTGATCGAGCTGCAGCGCGAGCGTGCCGACGCGGTCAAGGCGCTCAACCGCCGGATGTCTGCGGAGGATGCCGCAGCTGGTCGACGCGGCGAATGAGGCGGTACCGCAGCTGCTGCTCGACGAGATCGTGCGGGTAGCGACTGCACCCGCCGCACTTCCAGCCCTCGGTGAAGGGGACGGAATCCGTCCCCGGCGTGCTGACCCACGAGCGGCACTCGCGCGTCATCGGGAACGGCCGGGTTACCATGATCGGCACGACGGTGCTGATGTCCATGCCGCTGGCTTGATCGAAGACCTGCACCTGCATGTGCCCGTCCTGATGGGTCACCAGCTCAGCCAGCTCCACGTTGAAGCAGTGGGGGCGGCCGTCGCCGCGGTCAGCCTGCCGCATCACGCGGCCTTCCCGATGGCGTAGAAACGATCGATCTGCCAGTCGTAGCTGGCCAGCGTTTCGTTCGGAAACGCGTCAGTCCTTCGACCACACGGCGAGCACTCGATGAAGATGCCGCGCGGGCTATTGTAGAAGTGCGGCTCCTTGCCGCAGCCGGTGCAGGTCAGCACCTGCGCGTTCGGATCTGGCTTGAATTGACGGTGCATGGCGTTCCTCCGATAGCCCCGGCTTTCGCCGGGGCTTGTTGGTTAAACGTCGAGGGACAGCTGGTTGGTGTCGCCGGCGACCTCGTCGACGACACCTTCCTTGGTCAGGCGGATGGCGTTGTCCATGGTCAGGACTTCGATGTCCCAAGCGGTCTTCGCCGCATGGCTCAGCGCCTGCGCCGGATTGGTGGCGACGATGATGCGCTCGTCGCGGGACAGCTCGTCCTTGCTCTTGAGGTGGTAGCGGCGAGTAGGCGTCTTCTTCGGTGCGTTCATTGCTCAGGTCTCCGAGGCGTTGGAGGTTTCATCGCCGGCGCCAGCCTCATCGGCGTCGGTGAAGGGGTCGTTGGTGGCGCGACGATCAACGGTCTCGACAACGCGCGAATCGGCGGCAGCCACCGGCGGCAGGTTGCTCGAGGTTTCGAGGCGCTGCTGCAGGTTGCTGACGTTGCCGGCATCGGTGATGCGGCGCGGGGTGACGTCGACGGCAGTGCTGTCGATGATGCGGTTGGCCTCGTCTTCGTCGTAGATGCCGCTGAAGCTGAAGGCGATGCGGGCGCACTGGATCTCCGCCTTGTGGCGGAGCATGCGCTTCGTGTGGCTCTGCCACGGGCCGCTGTATCCGCCGCGTGGCGGGACGTACACCTCGTCGAGGAACTCGCGCACGATGGTCGGGCGGTTGCGGTCCTTGCGGTAGATCACGGCCTCGCACCAGATCGGGCACGACTTGCCGCCGTTGGGGGTGGCCAGCTCCTCGCTGAACCTGAACTCGATGCCATCCATCATGGCGTGGTCGTTCATCATCCGCGACCAGCCATCGACGGACACCACCGGCACAACGCCCTTGTGCTTGTCCTCGAAAGCGAAGATCTCCTTCGTGAACGGATTGAGACCGTACTGGTCGGCAACCACGAGCAGGGTGACCATCTGCTCGTTGCTGACGACGGCGCCTTCCTTACTCAGCTTGAAGCAGGTGGCCTTCAGCGTGGCCAACAGCTTGTCGGGGTCCACGCTGTAACGCTTCGCGAACTTGGAGACCAGCGACGCGCCGGTCTGCGCGGACGCAGACGGAGGCGTGGTGGTGATGGCGTTGGCGGGGGCGGTGTTGGTGTTCTCGCTCATGATCACTTGTCCCAGAAGGCCCAGCCCGGGAGGCTGAGGGTTTCGATGTCTTCGCCGTAGGCCGGGTACAGACCGGTCTCGACGCACTTGGCCAGCGTGTCCATCGCACGATCGAGGATCTGGAAGCCACGCTCTTCGGCCGCCGCATCAATGTGGTAGACGCCGACAGCGTGCGGGGTTTCCTTCTCGGCCGCGCAGATCAGGTAGTTCTCGATCGGACTGCCGAGCGCCTTCGTGCCGCTGCTGTAGTGGCAGTGCTGGACGTGGTACTCGAAGTTCGCCACGCTGCGCGCGAACGCAGACGGCGAGGCGTCGTCGGTGGACTTGAGATCCATCGCGAAGTTCATTTCCTCGTAGTACCAGTCCATGCGCGCCTTGCACATGATGCCCGTGCGGGGGCAGCGCCAGCGCATGGTGACCTCGGGCTTGCCGCGTTCGATCAGCAGGCGTGCCGTCTTGTGGCGGAGCACGGCCTCTCGCATGGTGCGGGCCTGCTCGATCTGGTGCGCCTTGACGACGATCGCCGTCGGCGACTGGCAGGCGAGCCACGCGTCGCGGTCGGCTCGGTTCTTGCTGGACTGGAGCGGACCGAAATCGGGGAGCACGAGGTACTCGCTCTCGAGCTTGTCCGGCTCGAGGATGGCCGTGTGGATGATGCGCCCGAGCTTCATCGCCTCGGTCGGCTTCGGCTCGTAGCCCTCGACCCACGCCTTGTAGTGCGCGGGGCTGCGGTCGCGGATGATCTTGAGGCCCCCGTTGTTGGCCTCGCCCAGAATCCGGACGTGGTACTGATCAGCGGGTTCGTCGTAGAAAAAACCGACGCGACTGCCGTCTGCCATGGTGCTATCTCCTTGCCCTGCCCATCAGGGTTGGGCCAATATAGCGCACCCCTGTACATGAATCAAGCGAGGAATTACTATGAGGCTGCGCGACTACATCGTGAAGAAGTCGGAGGCTAACGCCCCCCTCGGAATCACGAACCCGACGCTGAAGCGCATTGCCCTGCGCGCCAAGCTGTCGCCGCACACGCTGCACTCGATCAGCCTCGGCCGTCGATTCGCATCGTTGAAAACCGCAGGGCGCATCAGTAAGGCGTGCGATGGGCACGTTGAAATCAGGGAGCTGACGAACAATGAACCGAAAAAGCGAGGCCCCAAGGCTCGACATGGCGCTGATAGCGCATGAGATCTCGGACAAGATCCAGTCGATCCTCGACGAGTACGGCTGCACGCTGGTGCTGGCGCGTGAGCGTAGTTCCAGCGTCGTGCAGCTGCAGTTCGATGGCGAGGCAGACTTCGCGCTGACGCTGATAACCGCGGTCAAGCCCGGCGTCTACCAGTTCCGCGCGATCGGCAAGCAGGTTGCTCTGGCCGACGAGCTGCCCGACTGGCTGGACAAGGTGGCATGGGCGGAGTGGATCGCCTATCGCGCCGAGATCGGGAAGCCGATGACGAAGCGCACCACGAAGGCGCAGCTGGCGATGCTGCACGAGATGCACAAGCTCGGACTTTCGCAGGCATCCTCCATCCAGCAGTCGATCCGCAACGGCTGGGTCGGCCTCTTCCCCGGGAAGACGGCCGAGAACGTCAATCGTGGACAGGCAGCTACCGACGCCTTCGTGGGGGACGCCCATGCAGGACGCTGACCGAAAGCGTTTTGCCGACATCGTGCAGGCTTGCTACACCGAGGTTTACCAGCGCGAGCCGCTGAGTAAGACCGCGCTGTCGATCTGGTGGTCCGCGCTCTCGGGTATCACGATCGAGCAGTTCAGCGAGGCGATGTCCGACTGGCTGCGTCGCCCGGGCCGCGGGCAGTTCCCGCCGCGCCCGGCTGACGTGCTCGAGCAGGTGGGCGGCACCGCCGCCGACCGGGCGCTGATCTCATGGCATCAGGTGCAGTGGGCCATGGCCCGCATCGGCGGCTACAGCAGCGTCTGCTTCGACGACCCGATGGCCAACCTCGTGATAGAGCAGATGGGCGGCTGGCCGAAGCTGTGCTCGACGCCGGAGCACGAGCTGCCGTTCCGGGCCAAGGACTTCCAGACCGCGTACGCGGCGCTCAGCGGCCGCGACGTCGCTCACCCCGCCTACCTCCCCGGGACGACCGAGATCTCCAACCACGCGGCCGGGCATCGCCGCCCAACGTCTCCGATCATGATCGGGGCCGGCGCCCAGCGCGTGCTCGAGTCCGGCCGCTCCGGCCCCGCCCACGCCACCGTCCCCGCCGGCATCACCCTGACCCCCTCCCTGAGCCACGAAGGAAACCCATGAACATCGACATCATCGACACCGTCCCCGAAGCCCTGCAGCCCACGCGCGCGACGGCGCTCTCGGCGGGCATCGACCTGCGCGCGGCAGAGCCGGTCTTTCTGCCTACCGGAATGCGGAGAACTGTTCGCACGGGTATCACAGCCCGGCTTCCGGCCGGCCACTGCGGCTTCGTCTGCTCCCGCTCCGGTCTAGCCAGCAAGGAAGGCATCATCGTACTCAACGCGCCGGGCATCATCGACGAGGACTACCGCGGCGAGATCTCGGTGGTGCTGTTCAATAGCACTGGCTCGAACTGGAAATGCGACGTCGGAGACCGCATCGCGCAGCTTTTGATTGTGCCGGTCGCCTACCCGGGGATCCGCTACGTCTCCTCGCTCGAGGCTACCGGCCGCGGCAGCGACGGATTCGGGAGCAGCGGAGCATGACCATGCAGGGATCTTTCTTCGACGAGGACGTGAAGCTCCCGCTGGTGCTCGGCCGCATCAAGGAGACCAACGAGTTCTACGACGAGGCGGCCGAGCGCGCACTCCGCGCGCTCAGCTTCAAGCGCGATCGACTCGCGGTCATGATCACGAAGACCGGGCTGATGGTCGCCACCGACGTCAGCAAGATCGAGCCTAAGTTCCACGTCCTGACCATCAACCACCGCACCGACCCGGACCACCTCGTGAGCACCATGAAGGAGTGCGCGTTTGCGCTGGGCTTCGATGAGGGTGTCCGCCGAGGGAGGGTCCGCGCATGTCGCAGTTGAAGGTCACCAGCATGGTCGCGAACGCGGCGCGTGCCATCAAGCGCGCCCGCCAGACCAAGGGCGGGATCCACCTGTGGGTCGGCTACAGCGGCGAGGCCATCGTCGCCGGCGACAAGGTGCGGCGCTCGATGCCGCACATCCGCATCGATGTCCCGGCCGACATGCGTCAGGAGGATCTCGAGCTGAAGCTCGGGCTGGCCGTGCTCGAGCTGAAGAAGACGCTGCCGGCGGCGATCGCGAAATGGAAGGCGCCGCCGCCGCCGAAGCCGACGCGCGCACATGGCTGGGGAAAGAAAGGCGCCTCTGGTGGCAACCGCTGATGGCCGCGCGACTGAGCAAGCTCACGCGAGAGAACCTCGAGCGGCTGGCTGCCGGCAAGCCGATGAAGATGCGGCGCGGTCGGCTTGGTCTGTGGATCCCGGGCCAGCCGGAGCTGCCGCTGCAGGACATCCACCCGGCGCGGTACCGGAGCGAGCACGTCGAGGCGGCCACGCTGTTCGGCGTTGCGCGGGTGGCAGGGCTGGCCAACGGCAACCGGCTCGACGAGCACTTGATCCACATCGCCAACGAAGGCAGCGCCAGCAAGGCGCGCGGCGCGAAGCTCAAGGCCGAGGGCCTGCAGGCTGGCGTCCACGACTACCTATTCGCCTACCCGACGTCACGCCACCACGGATTGTGGATCGAGCTGAAGGCGTCGGACGGCACGGCCTCCGATGACCAGATCAAGTTCGCCAAAAGAATGAAGGCCGCGGGGTACGCGGCCTGTTTTGCATGGGGCGCCGACGCCGCGCTGCAGGCGATCAGGTCTTACTTGGATCTGAGCTGGCCGAAGTAGGGCCGCGCCGCCAGAGAACCGTGGATCCGTCGACGAGACGGATCTCCCGCTTGATCATCTTGGCCGGATAGAACTCGTGCCCGCAGTGGCACTCGCGCTTTGCCGGCGGCACTCTTGCCCCGCATTTAGGGCACGGCTTCATTGACGGTAGCCTACCCATGCTCGCCTCCGGTCATGGCGGCGTCGATGGCGGCGTCGAGCGTGGAGAACGTACCAGCCGCAACGCTGAACTTGCCGTAGCCATGCTCTCTGTTGAATGCCGACGTTACGGTGATCCGATTGAAGTTCGCCCGCAGCCACCGATACCTCTCCCCATCCCTCCCCCCGCCAGCCAGCTCGACGGCGGCGCGGGCGTAGGCGTGGATAGCAGATTCCAGTTCAGCGCGGTTGGTTTGGCTTGGCGCTGCCGAATAAAGGGTGAGCGCGGTGGCCACAGCCTCCGGCAACTCCGGCAACTTCGGGTCAGTCATGGGGTGGCTTCGGTGGGGATTGCGAGACTTCTCAGGGTATTCGTAGTGGTCGCTGTCCATCACTTCACCCCCTCGGCGGCTGCGAGCGCGGCGCGGGCGTGGTCGCGGTATGCGTCAGCGTCGGATATGTTCTTCGGCCAAAGGTGTCGGTAGTAGTGTGGGTTGTGGCCTGCCATTCGCCACCAAAGCTCCTCGGCCGCCGCATCCACCATCGCCTCCGACACCCCGGCGCTCGGGGTGGGTGGGGCTAGGTAAACGTGGCGGCCCTTGCTGGGCGGCGTTACGCCGTCAGCCCACACGATTTCCGACCGGGAACCGTCCTCGGTGATGTGCCTGACAACGTGGCCGGAGCGTTCCACCGCAGCGGCGGGCGGGGTGGTGTAGAGCTTCGTTCCCGGCGCCGGGCCGGGCGGGTCGTTGTAGAACGTCACCGACCTGTAAGGCGTGACATGGCCGATAGCCTCCCCGCCCCCACTCTCCGCGAGGCGGGTGGCGATGTGGGCCATGTAGGCGCGGGCGTTCTTGCGAATCAGCGCCGTCGTGTCGGCGTCGGTCATCGCGCCCATGCAATCAATCGCGCGGTCCATCGCTTCCACCGCCTCCCTGTCCTTGTCACCCAAGGGAGTGAGGGTGGCGGCGAGGGCGTCTAGTTCGGCGTATGCCGCTTCTTTCGCAGAGTCAAGGCCGCAGCCGCACGTCTGCATGGCTTCGTTGTTGTAGGCGTCCCTGTCGCCGCAGGAATCCTCGTGCTTGGCGTAGGCGAGGACCGCCCCCAAGGCCGCCTCCAACGCCTTCAACTTGTCATTCATGGGTTTCTCCGGTCAGAACGGGATGTCGTCGTCGGGGAACGGGTCATCGTTGCGCGGCGGATCCTGCCGCTGCTGGCCGCCGCTGCGCTGGCCGTAGTCGCCACCGCCACGCTGCGGCTGCTGTGCGGGTGGACGCTGCTGCCGCTGCGGAGCCTGCTGCTGCGGGCGCTCATCGCGATCGCCGCCCGGGTTGCCGCCGAGCATCTGCATCTCGTCGACGACGACGTCGGTGCTGAACTTCTCGACGCCGTTCTTGTCGGTGTACTTCTCGGTGCGCAGGCTGCCCTCGATGTAGACCTGTCGGCCTTTCTTCAGGTACTCGCCCATGATCTCGGCCAGACGGCCGAAGGCTTTACACCTGTGCCACTCGGTGCGCTCCTGCTGGTTGCCGTCCTTGTCCTTCCAGCTCTCGGACGTGGCGACGCTGATGCGCACGACGCAGGCGCCGGACTGCGTGTACTTGATCTCGGGATCTTGCCCGAGGTTTCCGACCAGAATGACCTTGTTAACTCCGCGAGCCATGGGGCACTTCCTTCTTGTTGATGACGAGCTGCAGCGCGTAGTCGCTCTTGAAGTTGTCGACGTGCTTGACGACGTACAGCTCGAGGGATTCGATCGTCCTGACCGCCGCGGCCTCGATGATCGGGTCGAGATCCTTGATCAGCTCGGCCTTGATGTTTTCCTTCAGCTCTTTCTTCACCAAGCTGAGGAGATAGTCGGCTGGAACTTTATCCATGTCAGCAATAGACATCACACACCTCCATTCAAATCGAGATCGCCGGTCGCCGGCGGGACGTAGACCACACGCTGCTTGCGCCCGCTCTGGCCGGGACGCCGCACGCCAGTATCCACGATCAGGTTCTTGCGCAGCAGCGCACTGAAGCGGGCGGTGATGCTCGAGTAGGGTGCGCCCGGGTGCTTGGCCAACACGTCGTCCTGCGTGCATCCGAGCACGCCGAAGCCGCGGATGGTCTGGTAGACCCGCTCCTCCAGCCCGGCGCTGTCGATCGAGTAGGCCGCGGCCTCGCTGGTGTCGATGCCCCCGGCGCGGTGCAGGGTGTGCGGGTCGGTGCCGAACTTGCTGGTTTCCATGGTCAGCCTCTCTTGAGCGGAAGGAGGGCCTCGGCCGTCATGGCCTTGCGCCACGCGACGACCTCGGGGTCGGACAGCAGGGCCTGCATAGCCTTGAGATCGACGAGGTGCCCGCCGTTTCCGAGATACTCCTCGGCGTGGACGGCGATGCTTCCCAGCTTCATCAGCAGGGGAAGCCCCGGATTGCGGATGTCCATGATCAGCTCCTCTCGAGGGCGGCGGTCAGGCCGCGGGTGACAACGTGGTCTTCGAGGCCCATCCCGACCAGCAGATCCCGCCCAGCCAGCGCCGCGTCATGCAGGGTGATGTTGGCCAGCATGTCGGCCTCGAGTCGGGCGCGGTCCTCGGCCGCGGCCTTGGCGTCCGCCACGGCCTGCAGCTGCAGGCGCTCCCGCTCGGCGTCCTCGTCAATCCGCTTCTGCGCGGCCTCGACCGCGGCCAATACCCGGGAGGTGGTGGCGACCAGCGCGGCCTCGGCTTCGACGAGGTGGTCGTCGTCGATACCATCCAGCAGGGGGCCATTGGTGTCCGGGTCTTCCCCCTCCATCAAGAGGCCGTACATGGTCTTCAAGCTGAAGATGTTCAGGCCGTCGATGCCGTCGCCCAACCCGCGGATCCGGGCGATGCGCTGCTGCTGGGCCGCCAGACGCTCCCGTTCGACGCGTGCGGCGCGATCGGCTTCTTCCCGGGCCGCGGCAGCGGCGGCGTCCGCCTGTGCCCGCTCGGCGTCAGCGGCGGCCTTGGCGGCGGCATCGCGCTCCGCCTGCTCGGCTTCCCGGGCGGCCTGCTCGGCCTTGAGCCTCGCCAGCTCCGCCCGGTCGGCCTCGATCTGGGCCTGCTCGGCCTCGACCCGGATCCGCAGTGCCAGCAGGCCCTCGAGCTGAGGCAGCATGTCGGCCAGCGCCTGCTCGGCCTCGGCGAAAAACTCGCCGTAGTTGGTGGGGTCCAGCACCACCGCGCGCAACTGGGCCAGCCGCTCCTCGATCTGCGTGCTTGGCGCGCCCGCCAGCCGAGCCGGCTCGTTCGAGATCCGGCCGATGGCATTGCGGATCTTCGCCACGCGCTCGGCCTCGACGCGCTCGCGCTCGGCCTTCTCGGCCGCGTTGCGATCGTTCTGCTGCTGGATCTGGGCGTCGATCGGCTTCTCGAGGGCCTCGAGCAGGGCGGTGATGCGCTTGGCCTCGGCGTCGATGAGGCGGCCCTGTTCGATGACGGGCGCCTTGACCTCGCCGCGCCTCTTCTCCAGCGCCACACGCAGCTCGCGCAGCTCGCGCCGCGCCAGTGTCGCGGCGAGGTATCCCTGCTTCGTGGTCACGTCGTAGACGGCGGAGTTGTACTTGTGCTGCAGCTGGGCCAGCGCCTGCTCGGTCTCGTTGTACTCGACGATGGGGCTGAGGTTGGCGATCTCGGTCGTGGTCTCCATCACTTCCTCCGGCGAACGCGGGCGATGTTCTTCTCGCCCAACTTGTGGAGCACGAGCGTCCACACCGGCTCGCTCGGGTAGCGGTGCGAGAGCGTGCCGGTCGGCGCCTCCCACATTTGGACGCTGCGTTCGGTCACGCACGCGTGGTCGGCCAACGCAACCTGCGTCAGCTTGTGCTTGGTGCGCAGCTTGCGCACGTCGTCGGGGGTGGGCGGCTGGTAGTTCATGCGGATCCTTGGTGGGTTAATACTTGCCGCCGCGGTTGCGGCGACGCGCTTTCTTTCCGTAGGGTTTTTCGTTGGGGATCCCACCTTTGAACCTGATGATGGGAACCTCTCGGCCAGCCCAAGCTTTTATTTCACAGACGGTGTTGGTGATTGATTCTTCGTGAACAATGACCCGCGCCTCGGCAGCAACCGACACGGCGTGCTGGATCAGGGCGCCGGCAATGGTTGTCCATGCTCTCATCGGTTCAGCGCCTCCGCCTGCGCGCGTGCAGCCTCGAGCACGGCGCGTCGGTTACGCCGTCCGCGAGCGCGATCAAGCGCCCGCTGCGTGCGATCGGAGAGCACGACCTTGTCGGCATAGCGCCTCGCGTGGATGGCCTCGATCTCGCGGGCGCTCAGCGTCGGCGCGCTCAGCTCGATCGGTACCGGCGGCAGGCTGACTTCGGCCGGTGCGCGCGACGTGCGACTGTACGTCTCGCGGTGCGTCATCGTTCCAGCCTTGATCCACTTCCGGAACACGCCGCGAAGGCGCTTCAGGGTGCGGCGGTCGGTGATGTGCTGGATCATGGCGACACCTCGAACTTAGCGGGATCGAGCTGCGCTATGCGGCGCATGAACTCGATCCCAACGATGGAGCAATGGGCGCGGCTGTTGCGGTCCTTGGTCAGCTGCCAGAACGCCTCGCGGACAGTCTCCAGCGCCTTGAGGTCGGCAGCCTCAGCGGCCTCGAGGTCGGCGTTGTTCTCGATGGCGTCCCACTGCTGGGCGCGCTCCGCGCTTCCGGCGTCGAACGCGGCGATGGCATCGCGCAGTGCTTTCATTGCCGTCGCCGCCGCCGTCGGCTTGTCGCCGACCGGGATCACGACGAGGTTGGGGCAGGCGGACATCAGCTGCTGCAGGTTCATCACTTCACCTCGAACTTGTTGAGGGCGGCGCCGAGCTTGTCGTTTATCCAACCCAGCGAGGTGTCCGGCGCGACCGCAATGGACGCCCTGATGTCGCGGGCCGCGGTCAGCAGACCATCGATCGCGGCGCGTGCGGCGCGAAGATCTCGCGACGCCGTCGTCAGTGGGCTTTCGTCCGGCGGGTTCTGCTCGTCGATCAGGCGCTTCGCGCGATCGAGGTAATCGAGGCCGTTCATGCCGCCACCGCCGCGCCGTCCTTCTTGTAGCCGAAGAGCTTCAGCACCAGACCCAGCTTGCCGGGCTTCGTGTGGGCGGCGATCAGCTGGCGGCTGGGCTGCAGCTTCATGGCGATCGCCTTCCAATCGACCTTGTCGGCCGACTGCAGCTCGTACACGTTGGCGTAGTGCTCGCTGCCCTTGTACTCGCCGACGCCCTGCGCCTTCATCTCGGCCTCGAGCTTGTCGGCGGCCTTCTTGAGCGCGGCCTGCTCCACACGCAGCTGCGCCAGCTTGTCGACCTTGTTGAGGATCTTGCCCATTTCACTTCTCCCCGGGTGCCCATCACCCGACACCGATAGAGTACACGAACTCAGTTCGACGTGCAACAGCCTGAAGAGCTTTAGATCTTAGATCTCCCCAGAGAATCCTTTCGCTGGTGGTGAGGCAGCAGGAAGCATCCAAACGCCGATGCGCTTGGAGATCCTGCTGGCGACTTCGCTAGCGGAGCCGGACTGCAGACCATCGCCTTGTTCGGGGCACGCGCTGCGATGACTACGGCGCGCTCGGCTTCTCAGCCCCTATCCCACAGCTCCGACTTTCAACCGCGCACGCTGTCGTTACCCGACCGTGACGGAGGGCTGAAGGTCTTCGGCTAAGGGGTTGATCAGTAGGGACGGGCCATGTACATTCGGCGGGCCATACGGATCTAGTTCTTCGGCGGAAGACTGGATCAGCCCGGGCGGCCTGCAAGCCGGCCCGGACGGCAACCCTACCGCTGGCCGGCTGACCCTGTCAACCGACCCCAGCAGTAGAGGCCCCCGGCTCACCCCCGGGGGCTTTTTTTTGCGCGAACCGCGGGCCGACCCGCTCGGAGTTCATCGCCCGGACGTGGGCCACGGCCCGGTCCCGGCAGGCATTGGCCTCGATCTCGACCATGGGCAGCACCAGCAGCGGGCTGGCTTTCTCGTGGGCCACGATCGACGCCAGTGCCGACGCCATGTCCGAGGCGGCGCTGCGCCCGGTCTTCTGTGAGATGTGCGCCTCCAGCGCCGCCAGCGCACCGGTACCCACCAGCGGCGTCTCCGATCGCAGGAACTCCAGCACCAGCGAATACTTCAGGCACCGGTCCAGATCCTTGTGGGTCGGCATGCCGCGGCAGCGACTGAGGTCGGCGTTGCTGGTGGCGTCGGCGGCCTTGATGGCCACCGCCTCCCAGCACGAGGCCTTGATCCCGATCAGGTAGCGGATGTAGCTCTCGCTCGGCTTGTGCGTCAACGCCGCCACGAGGCGGACGGTGCGCTCGCTGAATCCGTGGCGCTCGAGATCCTCGATCGTGACCGGCGTGTCCTCGACCGTGTCGTGCAGCACCGCCGCGGCCAGCACCTCCTCGTCGTTGGGATCGGATCCGCTCAGCACCAGATTTTCGCGCAGGTTGTCGACCACCTGTATCAGGTGCAGCGCGTAGCTGTTGCCGTTCTTGTCGACGCGGCTCGGACCCATCGCACCGAGGGCGTAGCTGAGGGCGCGGTTGACGGCAGTCATGCGCCGTACCTCACCGGGCAGCCGGCCATCCACCTCGAGAAGGATTCGACCTGTTCGGCCGTCATCCTCGCGGGCAGGATCACGTCCAGCTCGCGCAGCTCCTTGAGGAGGCGGGTCGCCCGCACCCTCAGTTTGAGCGCGGCCTCGCGCTCGATCGAGTCGTGGTCGACCGCGTACGCGTACTCGCCGGACCATGCACTTGAGCCGTGCGATTTCCCGTTGTCTTTCATGAAGCGGCCGCCGCTGGTCGCCACGTCGCGGATGTTGATCTTAGTGACCACCACCCGCTTGACGTTCATGTCGCGGATCACGATCAGCTCGTCGCCGACCTTGACGTTGTGCAGGCTCATCAGTTCGTCTCCATGGTGAAGGGCTTGTCCAGCCACTGGCCAAGCGGCCACGTCTGGCCGTTGGACTGGCAGTATTTTTCGTTCCTCGGGATCCCGCCCTCGCCCGGGAAGAGAGTCGACGCGTACCACTCGGAGCAGTCACGGTACTGGGGCGCGTAGAACTTACCGGCCTGCGGGTTGCGCGCCCACGCCGGGACGTAGGTCATCGTGTAGCGGTGCGGGTAGCGTGCGCACGCTTGGGCCATCGTCAGCGGCCGTCTCACTTCACGCCCGCCATCTTCTTCAGCTCGGCCTTGATGCGCTTCGCGTCCTCGCCGCGCCAGCTGCCGGCGTTCGCGAGGAAGTAGAGCACCACGTCCTTGGCACTGTCGGCATAGAACTTGTCGTTGATGCTGCCGAGCTGGGCCATCGCGTCGAGGTAGGGCTTGGCCGCGTAGTTCACCTTCGGCCAGTTGGCACGGATGTCGCGGGCGATGGCGCTCAGGGCGCGGGGGGCGTTGGCTTCGTTGCTCATGGTGTTCTCCTCAGACCATCAGGCCGGCGTAGCCGCCGGCGGGGTTGTAGACCGCGATGACCGGGGCACCGGCCAGCTCGTATTCCAGCTCGTCGGCGCTCGGGACCGCGTAGCCACCGTAGGCCGCGACCAGCGCCTGCGGCGCGTCCTTCTCGATCGCCTTCCTCAGCGCGGCCCTCTGGGCGGCGGCGAGGTTCATCAGGATCTCCATCTCACTTTCCTCCGGGGCGGCCCATCCGCCCCACACCCACACAATACACGAACTCGGTTCGTGGTGCAACGGGTCAGTAGTCGACCCCGTAGAACTCGCCGGCCTCGATGTCCAGCCCCCGGTTCAGCGCGCCGTTCGGGTCGATCTTTTCCTGCCCGCAGACATTCCACCAGCGGTGGCAGCGATCGCACTCGTTGAACAGCGGATCCTCGAGGTGGACCTCGGCGCCGCAGGTGCAGCGGCCGATGGCGCACTGGATGTAGCTGTGGCTGCGGCGGCGGATCTCCGGCGGCATCAGGTCCGGGTCGAGGTGGGCCGCGGCGACCTCGGCCTCGCGCTGCTCCTTGGTGGCGTGCTCGTCGCCAAGCACGTTGCCCTGCTCGTCGCAGTCCGGACCCCAGCCCGCGCCGCGCACGCTGCGCGAAGCGAAGTGCAGGTAGTAGCTGACGACTTCGACGCGCTCGCGGCGGCTGATGATATTCATGCCCATCTCACTTCTCCTCGTTGCGCTTCGCGGCCTCGGCCGCGAGAGCGATGGTATTGCCGACGCTGGTCCCTTCCGGGTTGGTGTCGGGCATGACGCGCCAGCCGCGCGTGCCGGGGTAGAGCACCCTGCCCTCGCCGTAGTGGAAGCCACCCTCGACGATCTTGTCCCAGTGGATGTAGCCGCGCGGCAGGCCCTTACGGGGGCCGCGCGAGTAGACGCCGAGGTGGGCGAGGATGGCGTCGGCTTCGTCAGGGAACTTCGCGCGCAGCATCTTCATGCCGAAGTCAGTCGAGAGCGCGGCGGCCTTGCCCTCGATGACGACGCTGCGGCCCATCCGGTTGCCCTGTGCGGTTTTCATGGGGATCTCCCGGGGCGCCCGTCGCCCCACGCCCCAGACTATACAGACGAACCAAGTTCGGGTCAACACCCAGAGAAAAGGGGCCGAAGCCCCCCATCCCTGCTGTGGCCCCGGCCGGAGCAGGTCACGCGCAACCTCCGCCGTTACAAATTGGCGGCAACCGGGCCGTCAGCTGCGGGTGTTTGCCGGCATGAACGGGGTTCCCGTCCCCGAGCGCGTATCCCGGCCGCACCGCCCGCTGACAGCTCGACGCTGCAGCGAGCGGCGCGGATCCGCAAGGGTCACAGACCCATGATCAGGTAGGCCGCCAGACAGCACGCGGCGAACCACAGGACGCCGGCGGCCACCTCCCCGGTACCGGTGGGGCGCCGCGGCCGTCGCCGGGCCTGTGCGGCCTCCAGCTCGGCCGGGTTCAGGGGCCGGGCCTGCCGTGGGGTGCGCCGGCGATCGGGCTTCTCGGGCGGGTAGCCGCCGCCGATGCGGATCACGGGGCCACCTGCCGCTTCATCGGGCAGTCGGCCGCGGCGTAGGCTTTCTCCCGGTACCGCGCCGAGATCTCCTCGTAGGTGCCGGCAAGCCGGAGGTAGGTCATCGCGTCATCGCCGTTGCCGGCGATCTGGTGCGCCCGCGCGCTGTGGCGCATCGACTGCGCGGTGTAGTGGCGCGCGACCGAGACGTTGTGCAGGTACTCGAACGTGTCGCGCGGGTCGAGCTTGTTGTCGGTCATGCGGTTCTCCGAATGTGGCGGGGTTGGAAGAGTCCGTCGAGCTTTCCGGTGCCGCGGTTGACGTCACAGAAGATCCCGCCGACGTCGTGCTCCAGCTCGTCGATCGGCGCGGCCAGCAGCGCGTCGGTGTCGAGCGGAAGGCCATTCATGTCGGCGATCATCAGGGCGAGCGTGATGTCGATCAGCAGAGGCACCTTGTCGATCTTGCGATCGATCAGTGACTGGCGCCACCGCTTCGCGATGGCGACGATTTTGCGGTGAGGAGGAATGCAGGGGTCAGCCGACATCGTCGGGATCCTCCTCGGTGGCCGCGATGTCCTCGGCGCGGATGCGCAGCTTGGGTGGCGGGCCATCACCGTACGAGCGCCAGCCGCGCTTTCGGTCGGCGGCCGCGCGGCGGGCAATGTGCGTTGCCACGCCGTAGCGAAGCAGCGGGTCGCGCTTCTTCCGCGTCGAGCACGGCTCGCCAGTCACGGATCCACAGTAGTCGCACGGCACCTCAACCACGCATCGATCGGTGAGCATCCACCGGCCGCGCTCGTTGGGGATGCGGACGAAGACCTTGCCCTTGATGGCCTCGTAGGCGACGACGCCGATGACAAGCTGCTGGCAGGCCATGGTCAGATGCTCCACGGTGCCGCAGCGTATTCGATCTGGATCGGCTTCTGGCCGCTGTTGTCGTTCAGGCCGGCCATGTCCTCGAGGATGGCGATCTTCAGCGTGGTCAGGATCAGGCAGGCCACCGACTTGTGCCAGTCGTTGCGCTCGCAGCTCTGGTAGTCGAGGCCGTTGATCAGCTTCAGCGCCTCGATGGGCTTCACGGCCGGCGGCATCGGGTGGTAGGTGAACTTTGCGGCGCGGCCCTTCTGCCCGTAGCGGTAGTTCACCGAGCGCACGTTCTCATTAAGCAGCAGCTGGCCGATGGCGTTGCCGTACTGTGCCGGATCGATGCCGCCGATGAAGTGGCGGCCGGCGCGCTCGAAGATCTTCGGCTTGGCCATCTCCATGAAGCGCACGATGGCGTTGATGTGGTTGTTGCTCACGACGTAGGCCGACATGGTGGATCTCCCTGTTGCCCCGGAGGCCCATCCCCCGGTGACGTGCAATTCTAACACGAACTGTGTTCGGTGCACCACTACAGGCGGCGGCAGCGGCAGCCGCGCCAGAACTGGCTCTCGACATCGATCAGGCCGGCGATGGCCAGCCGGTGCAGGACGCCGCGGCGCGTCATCAGCTCGTTGCCCTTCCAGAACCCGGTGATCTTGCCGTCGAAGGCGAAGCGCGACGTCGCGACGTAGAAGACCTCGCCGGGCTTGGTGTTGCCGCGGATCCACTCGCTCGCGCCGGCGTCGTCCGCGAAGGCGTCCATTGCGTCGCGGGTTCCGCCCGGGGTGTACGCAACATCCCGGGCGGCGGTCACTGGGCGCTTGCGCGTGGCCATCAGTAGCCGGCCAACAGACGAGCCAGCTTCAGCTCGTCGGCGACGTACTCGAGGAAGTGCGCCTCGGCATCGATCAGTGGCGACTGACCTTCGCCGGGGATGCCGTGCTCAAGCACGCCGGCGACGATGGCGCCGAGCAGGGTGGAGAACTCGGCCGGGATCTCGAGCACGACCCTCACGGCGCCACCACCGGGCCGATGCGGCCGGCCGGGTAGCAGTACAGCTTGCCGTCGCGTGGGCTGTAGCCGGTCAGGATCTGCTTGCCGCGCTGCGTCACCCAGCCGGCGAACTTCACCACATGCTCGTTCCACTGGAAGCTGTCGCCCGGCTTCAGGCCAGCGGCGAACTTGCGGCCGCCGTTCTTGGCCGCGCGCTTGGCCCGGCAGCGGGCGCGCCACTCGGGCGCGTAGCCGTCCATCACCGTGCTCTGGGCCAGCAGCCGCTCGGGGCAGTTGTCCTCGTTCGGGCCGCAGGTCTCGTCCATGTCCTTGTAGCCCCACTGCGCGGGACCGAAGGCGTCGTCGCGATAGCCCTTGATCAGGAAGATCGCGATGAACTTCTCCTCGCCCTTGCCGATCAGCGCGTAGACCGCGCCGCCGACCACCGACTTGTCGAGCAGCTTCATGCCGCCCGTGTTGCACTGGTCGAGGACGTGCTTGATCACCTCGTCTTTGCTTTTCCAGCCAACCATCCAGCCCATCTCGTTCTCCTCGGGGAGGCCCATCCTCCCCACGCGGTTATTGTAACCCGAACCGGGTTCGTGGTGCAACGGTCAGGGCAGCTGATCGAAACCGCTCAGCGCGAGCAGCGCGGCCTTGCCACCACCGGTCAGCTCGTTGCTGCGGGCGAACTTGCGCAGCCTCTCCGCGGTCGCCGGGTTGGCCATGTCGTAGTACAGGTCGTCGATCATGGTCAGGGCCACGCAGCGACTGGCGATCCTGCGCTCGTCGGCCTCCTTCGTCGTGAGAATCCCGCGGCCGTTCGCGCCCTGCGCGTAGCGGATCTGGTCGAGCGCGGCCTTGACGGCCAGCTCGGCGAGCGCGAGCACTGCGGCGTAGTTCATGGTGTTCTTCTTCATGGTCGATCTCCCTGTGGTCTCGATCCAGCGCCCTCCTCGAAGGCGCTGGGGCAAGGGTCAGAGTTCAAACTCGACCAGCGTGGAGTCGGGGCCGACCTGCACGCGGACGTAGATGTCGGCGGAGACCTTGATCTCGCCGTCGCTGCCGAAGACCTTCAGGGCGGCCTTGGCCGCGGCCTTCGGCAGGCGCTTGCGCAGCTTGGCGACCGTCTCGGCGAGGTTGGTGCCGGACTGCCACTCGCCCGGGCCGATGACGACGAAGTTGGAGAGGGGGATCAGTTTGCTTGCCATGGTGGTTCTCCTCGAAGGGGGCCGGCCCATCCGGCCCCGGGTGGATCAGATGTTGATGGTCTGCAGCTTCTCGATCAGGGCGCGGGCCTTGTCCGCGGTCGGCAGCAGCTCCTTCTCCTTGCCCTGCAGGTGGGCGACGGTCTCGACGACGAAGGCCAGCTGGCCCATGGTCTCGAGCAGCTCGGCGAGGGTGGGTACGGCCGGCGCGGGGCTGGTCTGCGCCAGCAGCTCGCCGAGGTTGCCCTCGATCTTGGCGATGATGTCGAAGGTGATCTTCATGGCGGGTCTCCATTGGTGGGGCGGACTGCCCGCCCCTCAGCCGTCATTATACACGAACTGTGTTCGTGCGCAAGGGTCAGGCGTCGGCCAGCTTCCGCCAGCTCTGCGTGCCGATCCAGCCCTGCCGGGCCTTGCCGTCGCTGCCGATGTAGACGTAGACCACCCGGCCCCGCTCGGCGTACCGGGCCGTCACCAGCGTGCCGCCCGGGAGCTTCTTCTGGTCGCCGCCCTCGATCCGGGCCAGCTTCTTCGCCTCGACGTCCACCTCGATCAGCGCCGTGCCGTGCAGCCGGTCGGCCAGACCCTGCAGCTGGTCGGCAAAGTCCGTGGCCAGCTTGGCCCGCTGGCTCGCGTTCCAGATCGCCATCTTGAGGGCGTCGGCTTGCTGCCAGCTGTTCAGGCTGGCGTAGGGCACCATCGGGTTGGCCTCCAGCTCGGCCATCTTGTAGCTGGGGTTCTTCACCTTGCCCGGCACCTTGGCGCCGCTCTGGTAGGCGGCCACGAGGGCCAGCAACTCGACCGCGTCGGCCCGGCACTCGGCGATGATCTCGTCGGCCTTGGCCCGGCTCACCTGCAGGGGGCTGAACTGATAGCCGTAGCACACGCCCTCGAAGTAGCCCCGCTCGACCGTGTAGCCGTGCTGGGCCATGTCGCCCCGGACGATCGCCTGCTGCCGGCCGCAGCACTGGCAGTTGCCCCGGATCTGGATCCTCATTTTGCCATCTCCTGCGGGGCCAATCCCCGCGCCACAACTGGAGTATGACACGAACAATGTTCGGGACGCAATGGGTGCGTGTTCCCCGTGGAACCTCACCCCTCCGCGGGCGGCCCCGCCAGCCGCCGCTCGATCTCGGTGGCCTCCCTGAGCTGGTGCTCGCCGCTCCGGCGCAGCTGGTCGGCCGCGTTCTGCAGGTCGGCCACCATGGCCTTGGGCAGCCGGGCGCGCAGCTCGCGGATGATCTGCCAGCTGCTGGTGTCGGTGGCGGGCAGCCCCAGCTCCCGGGCGATCTTGGCCAGCTCGGTGTCGACGTCGCTGCGCTCGCGCGCCGCCGCGGCCCGGGCCTCGTCCTCGGCCTTGACGCGCCGCTCGTGCAGATCCTTGGTCCGGGCCTCCAGCTGCGCCGTGGCGTGCGCAAAGTCCTGCTCAGCCCGGTCCCGGCGCGTCAGCAGCGCCGCCAGCTCCGCACCACCCTTGGCCAGCGCCACCTCGGTCCTCCGGCGCTGGGCAATGTACTCGTTGCGGATCGTCGCCCGGCGCGCCACCGACCGCTCGCGGCCGATGCCGTCGAAGAGCAGCTTCTGCCAGACCGTCAGCGGCAGGCCCTCGAGGTGGCCGAAGGTGGGCTTGCGCTTGAACCGCCAGCCGTTCTCCAGCCGCTCGATCAGGCCCGCGCCCTTCGGGATCTCGTCGGCTTTCACCAGCCCGGCCGGTACCGCGAAGACCACGCAGTTCGAGAACTTCAGGTAGCCCTGCCACTTGCCGGACGTGATGTCGCTCAGGAAGTCGGAGCGCGAGACCTTCACCTCGAACGTCATGGCCACGAGCCGCGTGTACGTCTTCGTGATCGCGTAGACGTCCGGGCGGATGGTGCCGGCAGGCCCGAGCTGCATGTCCTCCCAGATCGCGCGCTCGGCTGTGTTGCCGGCGAGGTGCGCGGCCAGATCGCTGGCCAGCTCGTCGTGGCCCCACTTCTTCGGTTCGCCGGCCATCAGACCAGATCCTCGAGGTCGTCCAAGATCCCGCGCAGCTTGCGCACCAGCGTCGAGATCTCCTCGGTGTGCTGGGCCTTGGAGTCCCGGCTCTTGGCCTCCTCGATCTCGGACACCTCCTCCAGCAGCTCGTCCTCGCCGCGGAGCATGGCCAGCAGCGCCCGCTCGAGCGGCGTGGCGGCGTCGAGCTGGGCCGCGCTCAGCAGCTCCTCTCGGGTCATGGTCCGGTAGTAGGCAGGGGCCTTGCCCACGCCCAGCGCGGTCATTGCCTTCTGCACGGTTTCGGACATCGATGGCCCCTGTCGGAAACCAGACGCCCACTTCATGGGCTTCAGCGCATCGCTGACATAGCCCAGCCTCAGAATCAGGTTGCTGTACTCAAGATCGTTCATCGCGCCCACCTCGCGTAGTGCCCGGAACCGCCGGGCGCGGCCTCTCAACGTACGGCTTGCCGGCATCCAGCCGCTTCGCGCAGCTGCCGTGCAGCCGCATCGGGATCCCCTCGATCGTGCGCACCACCGGATCCACGGCCCGGCCGAGCACGTCGAGCAGCGGGCGGGCGCAGTGGCAGCACAGGCGGGCGCCCATCAGTCGAGCTTGACGTGCAGGCTGATGACCTTCCAAGCCTCGGCGTGGCGCATCACGTCGGGGCCGAACCAGCCCAACCCTTCACGCTCGCGGACGCGGTACACGCCGTCGCCGATCGGGTCTAATGCATCGATCTCGCGCACGGCCGCGAGCAGCTCGGCGTAGGCGGACTGCGGATCTGGAGGCCCGTTCATCGGCCCCTCCCCCACTCGACGGGATCGGCCGGGGTCAGCACCTTATCCGGGTCCAGCCCGAAGCGCCGGCACAGCCCGTTGGCGTACTCGCCGGCGCAGCCAAACACTTCCATGACGTAGCAGCGGCGCTCCGCCTTCGTTGCGGCGTGGAAGTGCTTGTGCGCCAGCGACACGGCCCGGCGAACATCCATCGCATCCTGACGACCATCGGGCGCGCTCATCGCGCACGCTCGCAGCGACCGCACTCGCTGGCCCAGCTGCTGTTGCGCTGGCCGCACAGGTCGCACACCCACGACGGCCCGGTTCGCACCGTCCCCGGTGGCGGAGGCGGCGTCCACCCCAGCGCGATCAGGCCCGCGCGGATCCCCTCGTCGGTGTGATGCGCTAGGAAGTCGGCCATGCGCCGGCGCGCCAGATCCATCAGGCCGTCGGCGATCGTGGGCGCGTTGCCCAGCAGCGCGTCGGCCGCCGCAAAGCCCGGACCCCACCCCCGCGCGCCGCGGCTGAAGGGCACCGGCCGCGGCGGGATCATCGGCCCGCCGGCGCCGCGCCCCGTCGTGTAGAGCTGCAGCCCGTAGCGCAGCGCGTCCGTTCTGTGCTCGCCGAAGCTCGGCACGTTGGCGGTCTCCTCGGGCGTGTACGGCGGCACGCGCATCTCCAACCGGAAGTAGCGCAGCCGGCGCGCCAGCGCGGCGCGCCAGTCAACGGCCGACACCAGCTCGGGTACGGCGATCGAACGGCTGAACCGCCGCCCGCGCAGGTAGAAGTCCACGAACATGATCGCCGGCGTCCCGCCCGGGACCACCCGGAATAGGGGAGAGCCGCGCCACCCCCGGGGGATGGGCCTGACGTGGAGCTGCTGCCAGTTCCACAGCTCGGCCCGGGCCGTGACGGGATTCTCGGACGCCTTCATGCCCCACCCCGCGCGGCCGCCAGTGCGGCCCTGACCACTTCGCGGGTCTCGGGCGACAGCAGACCCTCCTCGGCCAGCTCCAGCGCCTGCAGCAGCAGCGGCGCGGCCGCCAGTAGGTGGGCCACCGCCGGGTCGCGGAACTCGAACAGGTCGTGGGCGGACGTCACCACTTCCCCATTGGCGGCCAAGATCCGCACCAGCGGCCGCTCCGCGTAATACGCGGCCTCGTCGTCGTCGATCTGCCACATGGGGCCGTCGTGGTCCTCGTGGCTCCGGCACGCCTTCCACGGGGCCGGCAGCTTCTCGAGGATCCCCGGCAGCAGCGGGCCGAGCGCGCCGCGGCTCACGACTCACCCCGCATCGCCGCCGCCAGCTGCGCCTGCAGCTTGTGCAGCTCCGCCTCACCGATGTCGATGAAGCCCGCCATCATCTTGCGCGCGGCCAGATCGAACATCTCGCGGCCGCGGATGGCGGTGTAGGAGTTCGGATGGACGTAATTGACCACGTTGATCGACCTGTTGCCGATGCTCACGCTGATCTGGACCTTGCCGCCGCTCATCTCCGCAAGGATCTTCCTGTCCGCCTCCAGCCTGCTCGCCCTCTCGCCGATCAGCTGCGACAGCTCGCCGATGCGCTTGGTGTCCATGACCCGCCCCATTTTCGTGTCCATCAGATTTCACCTCGGGTGTCGTAGTCGCAGGTGTCGCAGCTCACGCCGGCGGTCACGCACTGGCCGCACGGCGGGTTGATGTGGCAGCTGCAGTTCTCGATCTCGTTCTCGCGGATGATCCCCTCGCAGCCGTCGCGGCCGCAGGCATCGCCCGGGTTGGTTCCCACGGCCTCACCCTCGGGCGGCCGCACGTCCTCGGGGCGGTTCATCGCGCACCCCCAATGTCCGCGCGGCGGCCAAGCTCGGCCGCGCACTGGGAGCAGCAGTCGCCCAGCTTCCCCGAGTCAGGATCGCGGCGCATCGTCCACCCCTTCCCGCGGGCACGCGCCCTGTCGTCCCTGCTCACGCCGCGCCGGCGGGTACCGGCCCCGGGCGTCCAGCTCTCGCATCGAGACGACGCCATGAAATCGCAGAACACATCCGCCTGCCAAACGAGCGCCATAACCATCTCCCACGCGGCCCATCCGCGTTTCCGTACAGTGTACATGAACTCTATTCGGGGCGCAGCTGCAAAGACAGCCAAAGCGTGGGGATAGGCTTCGGCTATCGGTTCCGGCTAAAGGATTGAAACTGTACAGGGTGGGTTGGTAGCGTGCGCCGGCATCATGTGGCCAGCCCGGATCCGCTAGGGGTAAGGGGTTGACCGCCCGACGCGCGCCGCCCAGCCTCGGCCGGGCCACCTGTGGCACCCACCGAACCCGGAGATCCCCATGGAACGCAACCACGTTGCACCGGTCACCATCACCACCGAGCAGATCGAGGCGGCCATCCGCGCCGTCGACTACGCCGAGCTGGGCGATGCCTGCACCACCGTCGCCACCGCCGTGCTCGACAACGGCTTTGTGGTCGTCGGCACGCACTCCTTCCCCCGCGCCAAGCACTTCTCCGCCCGCGAGGGCCAGAGGCTGGCGCTCGAGGACATCCACGCTCGGGTGCAGGCCCTGCTGACCTTCCGCGCGCTCGACGCCCGGATCCAGCGCGACCCCAGCAGCCGCACCCGCGGCAGCGACCCGCTGCACCCCGAGACGTTCCCCGAGTCCTTCGGCGCGCTGGTGTCCGAGGAGGGTGACGTGGTCGACGCCGAGTTCAACCCTGACGTGACCCCGGTCGTCGACGCCATGGCCGACTGGAATGCCCGGCAGGACGCCGAGACGGCCAACGCGACCAGCGAGACCTTCCGCGACAAGGATGGCAACACCGTGGCCGTGGTCGACGACACCTACCTCGCCGACGGCCAGAACGACGCGGGGGTCAGCCATGAACAGCCGTAACGGCCACGTCCCCGAGCGCACCACCGAGGAGTCCGAGATCGAGCAGCAGCTGCAGGAAAAGGGCCTGAACGCTCCGCGCCTGTCGCCGCAGCTGATCGACAGCCGCATCGTGTCCTCCAGCTTCCACGTCTGGCCGGGCACGACGCTCACCACCTGCCTGCTCACGCTGGTCAACGGCTACCACGTCACCGGCGAGTCGGCTGCGGCCAGCCCCGAGAACTTCGACCGCGAGATCGGCGAGCAGATCGCCTACCGCAACGCCCGCGACAAGATCTGGGCGCTCGAGGGCTACCTGTTGCGCCAGCGCCTGCACGACGCCATCCCGCCGAGCGCCGGCTAAAGCCTTGCACTACGCCGCCCGCTACTGCAGCATGGCCCCACTGGTCGCCCGCCTCCCTGAGCGATGCGACCGGTCGGGCTGGCTAGCACAGCCCCGCCCCGCGACAGGCCCATCCTGCCGCGGGGCATTTTTTTGCCCGGAGGAAAGATGAACCTGAGTGAGCTTCCGCTCATCGCTGAGATTGCGATCGCGATCTCGACACTGGCCGGCATGTGGTGGGCGGGCCTTCGCTGGGTCTGGCCGCGCATGCAGGCCACGGGCCGCGCACTGGCCGGCTTGATGGACGTGGGCACTCGCGCCGACGAGCTGCTCAAGGGCATCGAGACCAACCTCAAGAACACCGTGCTGCTGCAGACGATCAAGCACGAGGTGCTGCCCAACGGCAACAGCTCGATGCGTGACGCGGTGTCGCGCACCGAGGCCACCGTCAACCTGATGGTGGGCCAGATCCGCGCACGCGCCGATGCCGACGACGACGTGGCCCAGCTCGACTGTGACCACACAGGGCGCGTCGAGTGGATGTCCCGGCCGCTGCTCATATGGACGCAGCGCACCAGCGCGGAGCTGGAGGGCAATGGCTGGATCTCCAGCATCCACCCCGATGATCGCGAGGCCGTCGGCGACGAGTGGGCGCGCTGCATCCGCTACAACCGCCAGTTCGACAACGCCTTCAGGCTGATCGATCGCGACGGCGACATCGTGCCCGTCCGCATGTCGGGTGTGAGCGTCACCACGCGCCGCACGTCCACCGAGTCCGTTGTCCGCTGGGTGGCCACCATGCGCCGCATCGACACCGTCAACGGGGCGCTCGCTCCGCCGGACAGCCATCCCCTGCAGTCGAGGGCACCGCGATGACCACCACGCCACTGATCCCGCCGCGCCCCGGCCAGCGCCGGCCCACCATCGCCCCGGGCAAGGACATCCCTAAGCGCGGCGCCTTCGCCGCCATGCTGGTGCTGGCCATCGGCCTCATCATGCCGTGGGAGGGCCTGCGCACCACCACCTACCTCGACATCGTCGGCGTGGCCACCGTGTGCTACGGCCAGACCGGTGCCGCCGCGGCGCCGGGCGCCACCTACACCGAGGCCCAGTGCCGGGAAATGCTGGGCGACGAGGTCGCCTACTTCGCCACCAAGCTCGAGCGGTGCATCTCCCCCGACGCGCGGATGACCCCGCTGCAGCAGGCGGCCGTGCTCAGCTGGGCCTACAACGTGGGCGACCGCGCCGCCTGCAGCAGCACGCTGGTCCGCCAGCTCAATGCGGGCGAGCCGCCTGCCGTGTGGTGCGCGCAGCTGCTGCGCTGGGACAAGGCGGGGAAGCCTCCCAAGGCCGTCAAGGGCCTGACCAACCGGCGCCGCGCCGAGTACCAGCAGTGCATTGCCGCATGATCAACGTGGACGACGCGAGCCAGCTCAGCGTGAGCACCGCCCTGCGGGATCTGGCCGACCGGGTCGACGCCGCCGGCGAAGACGAGACCGTGGTCTGCGTCATCGGGTCCGGCACCACGGCTAAGATCTATGCCCTGAGCGGGGATTTGCCTACCATCCTCGCCAACACCGCCACCCTGCTCGAGGGCGTCGTGGCCGGCCTACCCGCAGCGAACAGCAAGAGGCAGCACTGATGTCCCACGACTGGCGCCTGAATCTCCCCGGCAATGCGCGGATCTCCACGCTGGCCTTCTCGATCTGGAAGGCGGGTGTCACGCCGTGGTCGTGGGTGTACCAGCAGGATCCGGACCTGCTGCCCGACCCGATCGAGAACCGGATCGCCTACGCGGTCGAGGTGTTCCTGCAGAAGCTCGAGTTCGACAACGCGCTGCTGTCCGAGATCGAGCGCGCCAAGGCCATCGCCGAACAACAGGGCCGCGAGATTCAGTTCGCTGGCTCGCCCGCCAGTGAAGTATGGATCGACGAACCCACGGAGAACGCACCATGATCCTCGACAAGCTCGCCATCAAGCCCCTGCTGATCACCATCGCCGTGCTGTCCGCGCTGCTGGTGGTGAGCGGCTGGTTCAATGTGTCCCAGTTCAAGGCCAGCGCCATCGCCGAGACCGAGCACGCGGCGGAGATCGCCAAGCTGCGCAGTGCCGCCGAGATCGCGGCCGCCAAGCGCGGCGCCCGCCAGTCCGAAGAGATCGCCGCGCAGGCCGAGGAGCAGCGGATCCTGCTCGCGGCGGAGTTCGCGGCCATCGCCGAAGAGCAGCGGGACGTCATCGCCGACTACAACGCGGCGCTCGCGCGCCTGCCGCCGCTGCCTTCCAACTGCGGTCCGGGCCAGCAGCGCGTCGACGCCTTCAACGGAGGCGGCTGATGCACGTCGCCCGCACCTTCCGCCGCGCTGCAGCACCGGCCACGGCCTTCATGGGCCACGTTGCCGCGACCGGTGTCGCCTTCATCATCGGCTTCTGCGTGGTGCTCGCGGTGCTCGGCGCCGTGTGGACCGTGCTCGACGCCATCGTGCTCACCGCCCGCCACCTCTGGAGCTGACCATGCAAAGCCGCATCTACGAATCCGAGAAGATGTTCAACGAGAACCGCAAGTTCGGTGCCGATCCCTGCTACTACCCGGCGCTGCTCGTACTGCCCAACGGCGACGAGACCGTGGTCTTCTTCACTAACGAGCAGATCAACACGGCGCGCCACCGCGGGTCGATCAACACCGATGAGGCGCTCGAGTACCTCGCCGCCTGCCACAAGCACGAGCGCAAGGTCGCCCTGCTGATCCTGTCGTCGCTGGTCGTGGCCGCCGGCCTGCTCGCCGGCGTCTTCGTGGCGGTGTTCTCGTGAGGGCGCTGCTGCTGGGTCTGCTGCTGGTGCTCGCCGGCTGCGCCTCCGCCCCCGTCGCTGACGCCCCGGCGTGGACGGCGCCGCAGATCCGCTGCGCCGACGAGTGCCGCAACCCCTGCGACACCAGCCTGCCGAAGTGGCTGCCGCCGGACGCGCGCAAGCCCGAGGCGTGGGACTACATCAAGCCGCAGGTGGTGACCCCGCTGCGCCTCGAGCTGCAGCAGTGCGAGCTGCGCCGGGCCAGCTGCGTGGCCTGCATCGATGCGGCCATCAAGGCCGGGGCGGTGCGGCCGTGAGCATGCTCAAGATCTTCGCGTGTGCGCAGGCGGCGCACGAGGCCAACCGCGCCTACTGCTTCATCATCGGCGACGCGACGCAGGCCAACTGGCAGTACGCGCCGGAGTGGCAGCGCGAGTCCGCAGTCAAGGGCGTCGAGGCCGTGCTGGCCAACCCGGACATCACGCCCGAGCAGCTGCACGAGAGCTGGGGAGCGGCCAAGATCGCCGACGGCTGGCGCTACGGGCCGGTCAAGAACGCCGACGCCAAGACCCACCCCTGCCTCGTGCCGTACGACCAGCTGCCGGAAGAGCAGCGAGTCAAGGACGCCATCTTCGGCGGCACCGTGCGCGCCATGGCCAAGGCGCTGGGCCTGCTGTGAGCGACCCGTTCCTCCTCGAGGGTGAGGTGATGCCGCCCGGGCCGAACCCGGGCAAGCCCACCGAGGGCGAGTTCCTCAAGGCCGCCGGCCCGGGCACACTGCAGGATCCGCACTCCCCCGAGTCCAACGCCGTCGAGCTGCTGGGCCGGGACGCGGATCCCGACGTGCTCGATGCCCGCTGGGTGGTCACGCGCCTCATGCGCGAGGCCACCGACTACGGCACCCGCAGCCGCCAGACGGCGCGCGTGGCCGCGCTGGGCATGCTGGCCAAGGCCACGGGCCTCCTCGACGAGGGCGGGCTGGACAAGGACAAGGAGACGCCCCTGCAGCGGGCGCTCGACATGCCGGCCGAGGAGCGCCGGCAGATGATCGTCAACCGCGTGCGGGCGCTCCACAAGGCCGGACTGATCTCCCGGGAAGACCTTCCGGGCGACTGACTTGCATTGGCCGCCCGCGAGCGGCAGCCTCCGGCGCACAACCACAGGATGCCCCCGTGACCGTCAAGACCATCCTCAACCCGAGCACCGACGCGGCTTCCAACATCGTCTTCAACCCCGACGGCTACAGCCACGTCATGGTCTTCGCGGTCGGCTTGGCCGGGGCGGAGACCGTCGAGGTCTTCATCACCGGCGGTGCCGGGGCCGTGCCCTACGCCGAGAACCAGCTGGCCGTCGAGCTGACTGCCACCCAGCCATTCGCGCGCCTGCCGACCGGCCCGACCTACTCGATTGACAAGAGCGCCAGTGCCGGTGCCGTGTCGGTCTACTGGTCCGGCGCAAGTGCGTCGGCGGTCACGACGGTCACGACCCCGGGCGGCACCGTTGTCGAGTTCCCCATCGCGCCCGAGTTCGCGATCTACTCGATCGACCACCTCGACTCCGATGGACGCGTGGTGGCGAACCGTTACGCGAGCACGCCGCCCAACGGGAACATCTTCACCCTGTCCACGGGCTACATTCGATCTGCCGGCGGCGCCGGCGTCCTGACCAACAACTTCGCCAACGGACCCGGCGGCTCGATGACGGCCAGTCGCGTCGAGTTCGCTGCCGACACGACGACCTTCCTCCTGTACTCCGGCGCGCCGCCGGCGAACAACTATCGGCTGCGCCTCCCGGTCAAGCTCAACTCCGGCGGGCCGACGAAAGATATTCGCTATGGCGACACCCTGCCCGGATACCTCACCGCCACGGTGAATGACGCGACGTGGACCTATCTCGATGTCTCGCCCTACGCCGCCAGCGGCACGACCTACGATTCGTTCGCGATTCTTCCCGCGGCCGCCAACGCGCCGGTTGATCTCCTCATCGACGAGCTGCAGTGGTATCCGTCTGCCGAGACCATGCCGGCATTCGCCACCGAGACGAACGACTGGCATTTCAAGGTCCGCAACAAGGGCTACGCCGGCGCCATCTCGCGCTCCGGCAACCTTTTGGACAACCTGACTGGCGGCGCTGTCGGCTCCGTGTTGTCGCCCACGTTCCCTGCTGCGAAGACGTTCACCGAGTTCTGCGCCGTGGTCGCTTTCGACTACAGGACGCTCGGCAGCGGACAGCTATTTGTCACCGAGGCCGACGCCTCTCTCGGCACCACCGTCAACACCCTGCAGATCGGCGTGACGGCCGGCTCTGTTCTCGGGCAGGTGACGTTCCAGCCCGTCAATCAGGGCACGACGCGCATCGAGCCGGTCAACGAGGGCGTCCACATCTACGCCATCCGGATCAGGAACGGGGCGCGCGAGTGCTACTTCAACGGCGTCGAACTCAATTCCGCATCGACGGCGTGGGCTGGGTTCCAAGCCCGCATGCTCAACCTCTACGGCTCCACCACGGCGACGCCTGCGCGCGGCTTCCCGGTGGTTGCTGTTGCCTTCCCGTCCTATCCGTCCGATGCCGACTTCTTTGCTATCCACGAGAAGATCCGCAACGTCGACGTTCCGGCCGCTGGTCAGGTCATGGGCACGTTCTCCCACTTCCTACTTTCCGATGGCGACAGCATCTCGGCGTCCACTGGCGCACCTCAGGGTCCGGCATACCCGTACCTCCTCGGTGCGGCCGGCGCCTTCGCGGGCAAGCCGCCGCTGTACATGCGCAACAGGTCCGTCAGCTCGTCCGGCATCGTCGACCTCAACACCCGCAAGGCGAAGAACCTGCAGATCATTGCGCAGGCTATCGCCGCCGGCGCGCAGCCCATTGTCACCATTCTGTGTGCCACCAACGACACCGCCGAGATCGGCTCTCTCGGACACGCCGCGTACTACGACAAGCTCGCCCTGCTGTACGCCGACTACCGCAACGCGGGCGCGATCGTCATCGCCGCCACCCCGCTTCCCGCCAATGTCGGAAACCCGGCGTGGAACGCGGAACGCCTGCTGCTTGCTGCGCTCATGCGCACGCGTGTCGGACTCGACTTCGAGGGTCTTGCCGACCTCGCTGCCGACCCGGACATCGGCCCCGACGGGGCGCCCGCAGCTCGCGTTTACTACGACGACGACATCCACCTCAACACGGCCGGTCAGGTCATTGCCGCCGGGATCTTCGAGACTGCCATCGATCCATTCTTCGTCTAACCGGAAAACACCGAGGTAACCCATGGCCACCATCACCATCATCGAAGCAAAGACCGCGGCCGACAGCAATAAGCTGCTGCTCACCGACGTCTACAACAGCGTCGTGCTCCATGCGGAGGGCCTTGCCGGTGCGGAGGAGGTCGACATCTACGTCATGGGCGGCGCCGCTCGCGTCGTCTACTCCGAGGGCGGCGTGCCCGTCACGCTCACTGCCGCGCAGCCCAATGCCACCCTGCCCGTCGGCCCGACCTACAGCATCGATAAGGACGCGACGATCGGTGCGGCCGCCGTGTACGCTTCCGTCGCAGCCGACCACGGCAACTGAGTTCCGGCCGCGCGCGGGGTTTCCGGCACCGCGCGTAGCTACCCCTTCCAGCCGGAGGAGAAACCGCAATGGCACTTTCGCGCACCAACATCCAAGCCCGTCTGCAGGGTGGCTTCACGTCCCCGCAGGCGAAGATCCTCGCTGACCTGCTGGTGGACATCCAGCAGGATGCCGTCACCGTCAACACGGCACTGACCACGCTGGCCACGAAGCTCAACGCCGACGCGGGCGTCACCGACACCAACTACGTCGGCGCGACCATCTCGACCACGGGCATCTGACCATGCCGCTTCCCCCGGGTCTCGCGCTTAACCCCACCACCGGGGTAGTTTCCGGCACTCCCACCGAGGCCGGAACCTACAACTTCACCCTGCGCGTGCGAGACGCGCAGGGCAATACGCGTGACATCCCGCAGTCGATCACCATCGCCGCCTACACGGCGCCGTCGCTGTCGGGATCCATCCCCACCTTCGCCAAGCGCACGGTCGCCTACAGCGGCGGCCTGAGCGTGGCGAACGGTACCGCGCCCTACGTCTGGTCGATCGCTTCGGGCACGCTGCCCACCGGGCTGACCATCGATGCGGGCACCGGCGTGATCAGCGGCACCCCGACGGACACCACCTACACCGACCGACCGCTGACGATCCGCGTGGTCGACGCAGTGGGATCCTCGGCGCAGCAGGCGGTCACGCTCCGCTATGCCGACGTGCTCACGCTGGGCGGCACCTACGCCAACGCCACCGAGGCCGTCGCCTACAGCGATGGTCTGGACGCGGCCGGCGGCCACCTGCCGCGGACGTGGGCGATCACCAGCGGCTCGCTGCCGTCGGGCCTGACCTTCAACACCAGCACCGGCGTCATCTCCGGCACCTCGAGCGACGTGAGCAGCGTATCGCTCGGCATCAGCGTCACCGATGCGTCGGGCGACATCGCGAGCGGCACGTTCTCGCTGAGCGTGGTGAGCGCCTACACGGCGATCTCGATCACCGGCAACATCACCAACGGCGTGCAGAACGTCGAGACCCTGTCCGCGTTCTCGATCATGCCCACCTACAGCGGGCTGGTCATTGCCGGCGGCACCGGATCCTACAGCTACAGCTGGGCGCGGATCAGCGGCAGCACGGCCATCAATGCCGGCTCGCCCACCAGCCTGAGCACGAGCTTCGTGGGCACCGTGGCCCCGGGCGCGAGCACGGTTGGCTTCTTCCGCCTCACCGTGTCCGACGGCATCAGCAGCGCCACCTACGATTTCACGGCGAGCGCGACCAACACCTATGTCGTGATGACGCTCGGCGCCACCGTGGGCCGCGCCACGCGCACCGTCGCCTACACTGGCACCCTGAACCGCGGCGGCGGCAAGTCGCCCTTCAGCTTCGTGGTGACGGCCGGCACGCTCCCTGCGGGCATCACGCTCAACGCCGGTACCGGCGCCCTCTCGGGCACGCCCACCGACACGAGCTACACCGATCGGAGCATGACCTTCCGCGTCACCGACGATCTGGGCGCGACCGCCAACGTGAGCGCGACGATCGGCTACCGGAACTTCCCGACCCTGTCCTACCCGGCCAGCTTCGCGATGCGCACCCGGGCCTACTCGCTGTCCCCGACCCAGAGCGGCGGCCATTCGCCGCTGGCCTACGCCCTGCAGTCGGGCAGCCTGATCACGGGCCTGTCGCTCAGCAGCACGACCGGCGAGGTGACCGGCACGCCCACCTCCACCAGCTACGGCGTCGTGGCCGTCACCGTGCGCCTGACCGACGACATGGCGAACGTGGTCGACGCCGCCCAGTCGGTGACCTACGCCGACAACCTGACCATCGCCGGCACCGTGGCCAGCCCGGGCTACACCGGAGCCGCGTACGCCGACTCGAGCCTGAGCGCCTCGGGCGGGCACGGCTCGAACGTCTGGAGCATCGCCAGCGGCAGCCTGCCGCCCGGAGTGAGCATCAACGCCGGCAGCGGCGCCCTGACCGGCACCCCGTCCGCCGTGGGCGCCTACGGCTTCACCGTGCGCGTGACGGACGCCGCCGGCTTCGTGGCCGACTCGCCCCAGTCCCTGACCATCGCGCTCGGCCTGTCCGTCTCGCTGGCCCCGACGCTGAGCTACCTGTTCACGAACAGCCCGGCCAGCGGATCCCCGGGCACGCGGACCCTGACCACGGGCACCGTCACCGGCACCGCCAGCGGCGGCTCGGGCGGCTACAGCTACGCGTGGACCCGGATCGCGGGCAGCGCCGACATCACCGCCGACAGCCCGGCCGCGGCCACCACGGCCTTCACCGGCACCGGCATCCCGATCGGCGGCAACAAGTCCGCCACCTTCCGCCTGACCGTCACCGACAGCGGCGGCCGCACCGCGACCGCCGACATCGTGGTCGAGATCAGCTACGAGTCCGGCCTGTGACGCTCAGCACCGCCTTCCGCCCGCTGCTCGATTCCCGGGCCTTCACCCGGGAGCAGGCCGAGAGCCTGATCCGCCTGCTCGAGGCGGTGGCCGGCGACGGGCAGTACACGCCGGAGGCGTCCGCGCTGTCCAACGCGTCCGTCGTGACGCCGGGCATCGCCCAGTATTCGCGGGTCGGTGCGATCGTGACCGTGTCCGGGCGCGCGACGGTGACCACCACCGCGGGTGGCGCGGCCACGGTGCGCTTCGATCTCTCGCCACCGATCCCGATGGACACGACCGTCGACAACCCGGTCCACGGCACGCTGCTGGCCGCAGGCGCCGCGTATTCCCCGGGCGTCGTGTCGTCCGCCCCGGGTGACGGGAATCCCGCGCTGCGCTTCCAGTCCGCCGCGATCGAGTCCCTGATGCTGATCTACCACTACAGCTACCGCGCCCTGCAGTGAACGAGGTGGAGGACATTGATGACCTCGATCTCGAGACCCTGATCGAGGCCGAGCAGCAGTACATCCGCTACAACGCCCTCGAGGCGATGTATCGGCCCGGCCCGTTCGGGATCTCGAAGTACCCCAAGCACGCCGAGATCTTCGAGGCCGGCGCGAAGTTCCGCCACCGGTGCTTCATGGGCGGCAACGGCGTGGGCAAGACCTACGGCATGGGCGGCGTCGAGGTGGCTTACCACGCGACCGGCTTGTATCCGCTGTGGTGGGTGGGCCTGCGCTTCGATCACGCCATCAAGATCCGCTGCTGCGGCGACACCCGGCAGACCATGCGCGAGATCATCCAGCCGGTGCTGCTGGGCAACTTCGCCGAGCTGGGCGAGGAGGAGTACGGTACCGGCCTGATCCCGCGGCACCTGCTGGGCAAGCCCAAGGTGGTGAGCAACACCAACGGGCTGGTCGACTTCGTCAAGGTCAAGCACGTCTCCGGCGGCTGGACCACCATCCAGTTCCGCGCCTATGAGCAGGGCCGCAAGGCCTTTCAGGGCACGAAGTTCGAGTTCATCTGGGAGGACGAGGAGCCGCCGATCGGGATCCACGAGGAGAACGTGCAGCGCGGCCGCGGCGTCGACGGCCGGATCCTACTGACGTTCACCCCGCTGTCGGGCTTCTCCGACGTGGTCAACAACTTCCTCGACTGGGAGAACGCGAACAAGCTGGGTGCGAGCCGTTTCACGCTCAGCTGCGGCTGGGACGACGTGCCCCACCTGACCGAGGAATGGAAGCGCATCACGCTCGCCGAGACCCGGCCGCACCTTCGCAACACCCGCAAACTTGGCATCCCGACCGCCGGCATCGGCATGGTGTACCCCGTGGAAGAAGAGTTCATCACCGTCCGCCCCTTCGCCATCCCGCCGCACTTCCGGCGGATCTCCGGCTTCGACCATGGCTGGCACAACACCGCCTGCGTGTGGATCGCCTACGACAAGGACGAGGACGTCGCCTACCTGTACGCCGACTACAAGCGCGGGGAGACGACGACCGAGAACCACGCCACGGCCATCAAGGCCCGCGGCTCGTGGATCCCGTGCCGGGGCGACGCCGCTGCCCGCGCCCACGATGGCGAGCAGATCGTGAAAAAGTATCGTAGCCTCGGCGTCGACATGAAGCTGCCCAATAAGGCAGTGGACGCCGGCATCGGCGAGGTCGTGTCCCGCCTCGAGGATGGGCGCCTGAAGGTGTTTGCGACGTGCGTCAAGTGGTTCGATGAGTTCCGCCGCTACCGCTACGACGAAAAGGGCAACGTGGTGAAGCAGAACGACCACCTGATGGATGCCACCCGCTACGCGATCATGGATCTCAAGGATGCCAAGCATCCGCCCTCGGGGCGCGAGGTCACCCTAACCAGCGACGTGAGGTTCTAACATGCAGCAGAAAATCCTTGAGGGCGACGAAGCCGCTGAGCGCGAGGCCGTGCAGGACGCCACCCAGATCGCCGGCGAGGAGCTGAGCGAAGAAGAGGCGGCGCTGCTGCAGGAAGAGATCGAGCGCAAGCGCGCCGCTCGCCGCGCGCACATGGACTCGATCGGCACCACCCTGATGGGCCACCTGCAGGAGGCTGTGCAGTTCCGCGCCCCATTCGAGGGCGAGTGGATCGACGACATCCGCCAGTTCGAGGACGGCGACGTCGACGGCGGCCGCTCGGCTGGCCCCACCAAGGCCGACACCTCCGAGGAGGAGTACCGCTCGGTCACCGACAACATCACGCGCCCGGCGACGATCACCTTCGCCGCGCGCCTCGGCGACATGATCTACCCGACCAACGATCGCAACTGGGACATCGACCAGACCCCGAAGCCGGAGCTGCCGCCGGAAATCGTGGAGAGCATCCGCAAGGGACCGGACGGCAACGGCGTCCCCGAGGAGATGGTCGACGAGCTGATTCTTGCCGTAGCCCGAAAGCGCGCGGCCAAGATGCGCACCCAGATCGACGACCAGCTCAGCGAGAGCCGGTACAACGACCATGGCCGCGAGGTCATCATGGACGCCTGCAAGATCGGCCACGGCGTGATGAAGGGGCCGTTCGCGCAGGCGACCAAGCGCCGCCGCTACGAGGCCGGCAAGGGCTACAAGGCCGTGGTCGAGGAGATCATGACCTCGCCGAAGACCACCCGCGTGGATCCGTGGATGGTCTACCCGCGCCCGTGCCGCCGCATCGACGACTGCCCCGGCGTGTTCGAGCTGCATGAGATGTCGGCCAAGAAGGTCTCGGAGCTGCGGATCCAGCCCGGCTTCTCGAGCGAGCAGGTCGGCCGCCTGCTCAAGCAGGCCCCGGTGTGGGACACGCTGGCCCAGACCCAGACCGCGCTGAAGATGCTGGACGCGAACACGCTGCTGACGCGAAACGACCTCTACGCCGTGTTCGAGTACAACGGCGAGATGCCGCGCGAGGCGGTCCTGATCTTCGTCGACCAGCTGCTGGCCGAGTCGAAGATGAGCGACGAGCAGAGCCAGCAGATCCTCGCCGCCATCGAGGAGAGCAACGCGCTGCACCTTCACTGCAACGTCTGGATGTCGCAGGGAATCGTGATGAAGGTCGCGATCAGCCCGATCGATCACCAGTATTGCCTGTACAAGTTCTTCGTCTTCGAGGAGCGCGAGGCCGCTCCGTTCGGCCGCGGCGTGCCGCGCCTGCTGCGCGACCCGCAGCGCAGCGTCCGCATGCTGTGGGCGGCGATCATGCTCAACACGATCATGTCCAGCTCCCCGCAGATCGGCGTCATCAAGGGCGCGCTGGTGCCCAACGCCCCGGGCAGCGGCACGACCGACCTGCGTTGCACCAAGCCGCGCGTGTGGGCCTTCGGTTCCGACGTCGAGGACATCACCAAGGCCATTCAGGTCTTCACGATCCCGAGCACGGCGGCCACCACCATGCCCGTGTACGAGCGCGCGAAGCAGAACGGGCAGGAGCAGGTGATGCTCCCGCTCATCGCGCAGGGTGAGCCGTCGCAGGCCGTACCCACCAGCTCCGGTCTGGCCATGCTGATGAATGCGTCCAACATCGTGCAGCGCCGACTGGCCGCCCGCTACGACGCGTCGATGACGACCCCGATGATTCAGGGCCACTACGACTGGAACATGGAGTACGGCGATGACGGCGCCAAAGGTGACTACAGGATCATCGCCCGGGCCAGCTCTCACCTGCTGGTCAAGGACATCCAAGCCCAGAACTTCATGACGGCACTCAATCTGTACAGCTCCAATCCGCTGCTGCAGCCGCGCATGAAGATGGATGCGTGGGCGGAGGAGGGCCTGAAGATCCTTGACATCGAGACCGCTCGCTTCCTCATGACCGAAGAAGAGTTCGAGGAAAAGATGGCCGCCGAGAAGCCGGCTCCGGATCCGAACATGCTCAAGGCCGAAGCCGCGGTCAAGGTCGCCGATGCACGCGCGGTCGAGGCGCAGACGGACGCGAAGCGTTCCGAGGGCATGCTGCAGCTCGAGGCGCAGGACCGCGCCATGGACTACGAGGACAGCATCGCCGACCGCGAGAGCCGCGAGCGCATCGCGGCCACCAACCTGCAGGCCGCGCTCGCCGGGTTCGACGCCGACGCGCAGGCCCGCATCATGCAGATGCAGGCCGACATGGCGAAGGAAGCCGATCGCAACGCCACCCAGACTCGCGTGGCCGGCATGAAGGCGGCGGAGGGCGCCATCAAGCTGGACTTCGACCGCGAGAAGATGGAGCGCGAGATCGAGGTCGAGTCCCGTAATCCGAACCCGGGTCCGCGCCTCGCATGAGCGACATCCCTCCCATCAAGATCCCCAAATCTTCGCTCGCATGGGCGGAGATTGAAGGCTGGTGCCAAGCGCGCCTGACGAAGTACCGCAGTCAGCTCGAGAGCGAGATGGTCCCGGTGGAGAAGATCCCCGCGATCCGCGCCCGCATCGCCGAGCTGAAGGCGCTACTCAATTCCACTGCAGAGGATCTACCCCATGATGAACCCTGACCTGAGCCAGATGTCCGAAGAAGAAGCCTTCCGCGCCGGCCTCGCCGACGGTGGCGACGTGCCCGAAACCCAGACCGAGCCGCCGGCGGCCGCGCCCGAGGCCACCCCGCCGGCCGAGCAGGCGCCCGCCGACGAAGGTCAGACGACCCCCATCGAGGGGCTTGACACCACGGAAAACGCGGCCCAGCCTTCGGCCGAAGACGAGTGGCTCGCGGCGCTTCCCGAGGACATCCGGAACCGCTACATCGAGACCCAGTCTGCTAACCGGAAGTTGCAGGAGGAACTTGCGCAAGCGCGCAACGACCACGCCTCGATGGCCGGGAAGCTCAGGCCGCTTCAGCAGAAGCTCGCCAGCTACGAACGCGCACCGCCCGCGGCCCCGGCCGCACCTGCCGCGCTCGAGCAAGCTCCGCAGACCGTCGAGGAACTCGACGCTCAGCTGGCCACGCCCGAGTTTGCCGAGTGGGAAAAGACCTTCCCTGAAGAGGCCAAGGTCTGGAAGGCGAACAACCGCCGCGTCCTCGAGGCTGCCGAGAAGATTGCCAAGCGGCAGGTTGATGCGGCGGTGCAGACGCTCAGCACCCGCTTCGAGCCGATCATCGGGAAGGTCGAGAAACAGCAGAAGATCGAGGACTACAACGCTCGCATCTCCCAGCTGGAGTCCGTCCACCCGGATTGGAAGCAGTACAACGAAGGCGATGATTTCAGCAACTGGTTCGACGAGGTCTACCTGCCCCAGCAGCCGGACTTCGTGCAGGAACGGTTCGCGGATCCCAAGGTCGTTGCGCGCTACCTGTCCGATCCCGAGTTCACGGCCAAGCGGCTGACCGAGTTCAAGCGCGATCGCGGCATCACCAACGCGCAGCCGGCGACGACGCCCACGGTCCCTGACCCGAAGCCCACCACGCCCCCCGCGCGACTGGCTCTGTCCGTGGCTCCCAGCGTCGGTTCCACCCCGCCCATTTCGCGGGTTCGACTCGACCTGATGACGCCCGAGCAGGCTTTCCTCGCAGGCCTCAAATCCCCCGACTAACTACAGCAGGCAACCACCATGTCGATCAACAGCTATCAGGCCGGTTCCGCCGCCGCAGGCAACCCGACCAACCTCTACAACCTCGGCAAGATCCTCAAGTCCATCGACGTCGTCGAGGTGCTGGATCGCCTCGTCAAGGTCATCCCGGTCCCGATGAACAAGTCGGAGCTGGTGAACATGCAGCGTTCGGTCACCCCCGAGCCGCGCACCACCGAGGTGGCCGAGGGCGTCAACCCGTCGCAGCGTTCGCTGACCTACGAGAACGTGCAGACCACGTTCGAGGAGTTCGCCGAGACGTTCGCCGTGACCAGCCGTCAGGCTGAGCTGGGCGAGTCCGACGTGCTGGCCGACTCCAAGGACCGCATCGTCGACCTGATGAAGCGCACCCGCGAAAAGAACGCGTGGTTCGAGTACCGCAACGGCACCCAGCGCATCTTCAACAGCTCGGCGCACAGCACCCGCTCGCAGGTCAACGGCCCGATCACGCTGGGCCGCATCCGCGTGGCCGTGCGCTCGCTGACCAACAACCGCGCGCCGTACATCCGCCAGATCTCCAACGGCTCGGTGAATCAGGGCACGACCGCGATGGAAGCGGCCTACCTCGCCCTGTGCCACACCGACTGCCGCCCGGACATCCGCGCGCTGCCCGGCTTCGTCCCGCTGGCCCAGATCGGCGGCGCCTCGCGCAACCTGCCGCAGCTGTTCGGTCAGGTCGATGACGTGATGTTCATCACCTCCCCCGAGTTCGAGCCGTTCTTCGGCGAGGGCGCGGCGGTCGGTGCGACCAACATGCGCTCGGCCGGCGGCGTCAACATCGACGTCTACAGCTACGTCATCTTCGGCATGGAGGCCCTCGGCAAGTGCTCGCTGCGCGGCGCCAGCCAGAGCGGCATGGGTGCCGTCGAGATGAACGTGCTCGACAAGGCCGACAAGTCCGACCCGACCAACCAGCGCCGGCTCGTGTCCTGCCGCTGGTGGGATGCCCCGGTGATCCTGCAGCAGCTGCATGTGCAGCGCATCGAGGCCGGCGCGACGGACAACGTCAGCTGACCCTGACGGCCCCGGCCTAGCGCCGGGGCCATCGGTTCAAACCCCCTCATTCCAGAAGGCACCACGATCATGCCCAAGTACAGCTCCGGCTACGGCCTCGTCCCGAACGCCAACTCCACCACCTACCTCTACCGCGGCCCGCACGTCGAGCGCCCGGGTCAGGCCGTCCTCCGCCACCACACCTTCACCGGCACCCTGACGTACAACGCCTCGGCGTCGCTGAACGACATCCTGTACATCGCCGGTGGCTTCGTGGCGGGCGAGCGCATCAAGCGCATCACCAACGTGCGCTCGGGCGACCCGGACGTGGCCAACGACTTCACCTTCAACCTCGGCTTCCGCCTCGGCTCGGCCACGGCCTTCGCGTCGGCCAGCACCGGCATGCAGGCCACCGCGGCCTTCGAGGTCACCGAAGCGGCTGCGCTGGCGATCGCCTCCGTGGCGGCCGAGGGCGACGACCTGATCCTGACCCCGACCGCGGGCGCGGCCGAAGTCTCGGCCACCCACACGTTCCTGATCGAGTCGTACCTCCCGGGCAACAACTAAGCCCTGCGCTTAGCGGCGTCTGGCGGTAATATCGGGCACGGCCCCCTGCGGGGGGCCGTTCCCTTATCCGCACCCGGAGACCAGCATGTCGAACGAGATCACCATCCAACAGGCGGCGGAGACGCGCTTTGCGCAGTCGACGACCAGCGAGCTGCAGCGATACCTCACCGAGCTGGGTGAGCCTTTCGAGAGCAACGACGACCAGAACAAGCTCCGCGCCAAGGTGCTCGCCGCCATGGGTCTGGTGGATCCCGCCGGGCAGCAGGAGCGCAAGGCGCCGTCGCGTGCGACCTTCGCCGGCGAGCACATCCGCCCGCCCTACAACCTGTCCCCGAACGGCCTGTGGGGCGGCAGGCGCCGCCGGATCCGCGTCCCCCGCCCGCAGGGTTCCAAGCTCGCCCGCGCCGAGTGCGTGAGCGTCAACGGCAAGGCCCCGTACTGGATCGCGTACGACGAAACCACCGACGTGCCGTTCCCGATCTACATGGCGCTGGTCGATCGCAAGCGCAAGATCGTCAGCGCGGAAAAGGTCGACAAGAGCGATCCCAATTCGGAGATCACCACGAAGTGGGAGTTCACCGACATGCCGATCATCGACTACGGTGATGACCCGTTGACCGCGGATCGTGCCGGCTCGATCACCGAGTGGTACCAGACCAACGCCCCGAGCTGGTTCAAGCGGCGCACCACGCGCGAGCTGCAGTCCATCTGCAGCCTGCTCGAGATCACGGTCACCAAGGGCGACGTGATGAAGACCTCGAAGTCCGACGAGGAGCTGATCTCCGACATCTACGTTTTCCTGTGGGGCCACGCTGCCGTGGTTGACGCCGTCGCTGAAAAGGAAGCCGAAGCGTGAATTACCTCCAGCTCACCCAGACCCTGCACCAGACCCTTCGCATTGGGCAGGGTGCCCTCGGCGTCCAGCCGCAAACGACGGTGGCGCAAACGGGCATCTTGGGTGAGCTGGTGTTCTTCATCGCCCGCGCGTGGGAGGACATCCAGAACGACCAGCCCCGCTGGCGGTTCATGGTCAAGAACGGGACGCTGGTGCTGCCGCAGGGTGGCATCCGCGTTTCCACGGCGGCGATCTCGGATCTCGATTCGATCCTTGTCTCCGACTCCGAGGGCCGTGGCCGCTTCATCACCATGTACCGCGACAGCGTTGCCGATGAGCAGGTGGTGCGCTACGTCCCCTATCAGGACTGGCAGCAGAGCTACCTTGCCCGCGGCGATCGCGGTACCGGCATGCCGTCCCGCTTCACGCTCCGCCCTGACGCGCAGCTGGAGTTCGACATCAATGCCGATTTCGCGTACACGCTGCGCTTCGACTACCGTCGACTGCCGCAGACGCTGACCCAAGACACCGACTCCCCCATCATGAAGCCGCGCTTCCACATGGCCATCGTGTGGTGGGCGATCAAGAACTACTACTGCACCACGCGCGACGCGAATGACCTGCTAGCCAAGTCCGGCGTGCAGCTCAAGCGCGAGATGCAGAAGCTGCTGCTCGAGGAGCTGGACGAGATCCTCTGCGTCGAGGTCCGCCCGTGAGTCGTGGGCCGGCGATCCCGCTGCTGGGCGGTCTGGATCTCACCACGCCGTCGCCGATGACGCGGCCGGGCACGCTGGCCGACTGCCTGAACTACGAGGTAGCCAGTCGCCGCGGCTACACCCGCATCGATGGCTTCGAGCGTTTCGACGGCCGGCCCGGCGTCGCCGAGTTCCGCGTGCTGCTGCTTACCACCTCGGGTATCACCGGCTCCATGGCGGTCGGTGACCTCGTGCAGTTCGCGGAGGAGATGTCGCCCCAGCCGCACCAAGGCATCACCGGCTACGTCACTGACGTGAGCGCCGACGAGCAGCCCAAGATCTGCGTGGTGTTCGCCGGCGGCATGGCGGACCCGGCACTTCCCGATCAGCTCGAGGCGCCCGTCGTCGGTGCCACCGCCACCGTGACCGCCTACGCCTCGCTGGACACGCCGATCGGCACTCAGGAGGCCTTCGACGACGCGCTCTATGCGCTGGCTGTCGCCCGTCGTGCCGAGATCGTTACCGTGCCCGGCCGCGGCGGTAGCGACGTGCTCGGCGGCTTCCTGTTCAACAACCGCAACTACGCCATCCGCGACCTCCCGCGCGTCTACTTCGAGGGCGGGTACTACACCGACGCCGACGAGGGGCTGCGGATCGAGATCGACTCCGAGTTCTACGAGATCCTCGAGGTCCGCGTGCTCGGCGACAACGCCGGCTTCATCGCCTACGACCCGGTGCCCAGCCCGGGCGCGGTGGCCACCGGCATCGGCAGCCCGACCCTGACGTCGCTGCCCGTCAGCGGCGCCTTCAGCTCCGGCTTCGACACCATCCCGTACAGCGACGGCCTGTCGGTCTCCGGTGGCGTGGCGCCCTACAGCTGGTCGCTCGCCGAGGATGATGTCGGCACCCCCGCCCCGGGCGAGATCGTCGACCTCTCCGAGTTCGCGCAGCAGTCCGAGGTCACGCCGGCGGCCCTGTGGCGCTCCAGCTCGAGCGGCTGGGAGCGCGTGGATCTCGGCCGCGAGATGGGCTTCATCTCCGGTACGGACGGCCTTGCGTCGACCCCGCGCGCGACGAACCTCGACGCCTCCGACATCAAGGCCACCGACTGGATCTACCCGGGCACGAGCGAGATCGACGGCGTTGCGGCCACGGATCTTGCCGCGGACGACACCGTGACCGACGCCATCGCCGGCGCCTCCGGCCAGACCCTGTGGTGCCGGGACTTCGACTTCTCCTCGATCCCGGCCGGCGCCGAAGTCATCGGCGTGGAGGTGAGCATCAAGCGCACCACGACCGCCGCCGGCGTCGCGCGCGATGCGGTGGTGATCCTGACCGGCATCACGGGCGGCACCGAGAACAAGGCGTCCGGCCGGTGGGACGATTCGGGCGTGCTCACCGTCGAGACGTACGGCGGATCCTCCGACCTGTGGGGTAGCGAGAACATCGGCTACTCGACCATCAGCGACCCGAGCTTCGGCGTCCTGTTCCTTGTCGAGCAGGATGATCCGCCGACCGCGCTCGATGCGACCATCGACTACGTCGCCATCAAGATCCACTACGCCGAGCGCGGCGGCATCCCGATCTACGTCTGGGACGGAACCACCGATGTCGAGATGACGGTGATCAACGTGCAGATCCTGACCGGTGATTCCGGTCAGGGTAGCGGCGCCGGCTTCGTCACGCTGACGTCCGAAAAGAACGCGGACAAGCCGCGGTTGGTCAACGTCGGCGACGAGATCCGCAACGCGCCCGCTGGCGGCGGCGACATCATCGGCATCGTGTCCTCGCGCGATCGGCCGATCTTCCTGCCCGGGCAGTTCGAGATCGACAACAACCGCAGCCAGTACGACTGGTTCCGCTACAACTTCTTCGGGCAGGATCGCTACTCCGCCATGTACGGCGTGAGCGGCGCCGGCCCGGCGATGGCTTTCGACGGCACCAACCTGATCAAGATCCGGACGCCGCTGGCGCCCGGCGTCGACGTCCCGCGCCACATCGCGCAGCACGGCACCATGCTGGCCATCGGCTACTTCAGCGGTGCCGTCCTGTTCAGTGCGGTCGGCGCCCCGTACGAGACGCGCGGCGCCTTCGGTGCCACGGCCGTGGAGACCGGCGACCGGCTCACGGGCCTCGCGCCCGGCGGCGGCGATGCGCTCATCGTCATCGGCGAGGAAACTACCTCGGTGATCCGCGGCCTCAGTCCGGCCGTCTTCAGCAAGAGCATCATCAGTCCGCGCCGTGGTGCGGTCGAGTACACGCTCGCCGACCCGGGCCGCGCGCTGATCGCCGACAACTTCGGCATCTTCGCGGCCGACACGCCCGAGAGCTTCGCCGCCGCCTCGCGCAACTACCTGAGCGCGACCGTCGAGCCGTGGCTGCGCGAACGCCTGCAGGCGACCATCAGCAACGAGCAGCGGTTCCTCCGCCCCGTGTGCGCGCTGGCCGTCCGCTCCAAGCAGCAGTACCGGATCTTCTTCCGCGACGGCGCCGTGCTCACCATGACGGCCGTCGAGGAGGGGATCGAGATCACCCGCCAGCGCCTGTACATCGCCGGCACCCCGGACGTCGCGCTGGTGGTCCGCCGCGCATGGTCCGGCGTCGACGCCTCCGGCCGCGAGCGCCTGTTCATCACCTTCACGGGCGCGAAGGAAGGCTACGTCTTCGAGCTGGACGTGGGCCGCAGCTTCGACGGCGAGGCCATCCCGGCCCGGCTGGTGATCAACCCCTACAGCGCGGGCGCCCTCTCGCAGCTCAAGCAGTACGACCGATTCTTCTTCGGCGGCAGCGGCGGCTACGCCTCCCTGACGTGGAGCCGGGGCATCAACGGCCAGTACCCGGAGGGCGCCGAGCTGGTTTCGCAGCTCGGTACCGCCACCCAGCCGGCCACGCCCCAGAACGGATCCCGCCGCAGCAGCAAGATGGGGGCCATCGACATGCCCACCGAGTGCTACGACATCATGCTGCAGGTCGAGTCCTTGACCAATCGCGAGGCGCCGCACACCCTCCAGTACATCGAACCCTTCATCAGTGCTCGCGGCGATAGCCGCGGCCACACCGGAGACACCTGATGGCCAGCCCCGTGATGTACAAGGCAGCGCGCAAGATCATGGCGGATGCGAGCACGACGACCCCGACCCCGGTCGTCCCGCCGCCGCCGGTCCCGGGCGAGGCCATGGCGCCCGCCAAGGCGCCCCCGGCCCCGGTCGAGGAAAAGGCCTTCGCCCCGCAGGACAGCGCCCCGGCCGCGCCCGCCGCCGCCACCACCAGCACGGGCGACTTCCCGACCCCGACCCCGGTTCGCCGCCCCGTGGACGGCGCTGGCGGCACGAAGGATCCGTTCGGCACCGCGCCCAAGGCTCCGGTCGCCGGCGCCGCCACCGCGCCGTACGTTCCGTCCCCGACCGGCCCGGCCAACCCGACGACCCCGCCCCGCGACTACGGCACGATCCAGCTCATGGACTACAAGGCCGGGCTGGCGGACACGGACAAGACGGCGATCAACCGGACGGTCACCGACAACGAGCTGACGTCCAAGCAGCTGGGCAAGCTGCTCGACGAGAACGGCCGCTACATCCAGAGCGCGCGGCTGCGCTCGAAGGAGGGCGCGGCCGCCAGCGGCATGCTGATGTCGAGCACCGCCATGGGCGCCGCCGAGCGCGCCGCGATCGATGCGGGTGCGCCGATCGCG